ATATCGATCTGACTGCTGAAACTATTGAAAATGCATTCGACCACGTAATCGATAAACTCATAGAACTTAGAGGTGATAATAATGCTGAAAATTGAAAATGCCGAGGTCTTTGGTTGGGAACATGCGATTCGTGGGATGCGGAACCCAAAGAACTCGTGGGAGAAGAGCGATAGCGGTTGGGATTGGGCACCTGATAGAGACGACCAGTCTAGTAGAATCGTTTACACAGACATAGCGGGTAGCCTCAGTTTTGCTGTAGGCAAAAACGACCGAAAACTCATGGACCAGCTGGCAAAGGCCGGCACAGACCATCGTAAGTTCATGCGGATGATTACCGTATATATTGATATTACGGCGCCGCTGTATTGGTGGAAGGAGTTCGATACATACAAGGTTGGTACAGTAGCCAATTCGTGTAGCACTATGCATAAAATTTCCGAGAAGAAATTTACGCGAGAGGATTTTTCGTTCGAACACTTGTTGAATTCACACAGCGGACCAGACCACGACTGTTGGATTGAATATGGACCAGAAGTGTTGGAGCCTGTTGATGTTCTGGACGTGATAATCGATATGCTCAATAAGGCTCGGAAACTGTATGTTGAATACCAAGAAAAAGCAAAAGCTGGCGACCAGTATGCAAAAGAGCATGTGAAGGATTATTGGTGGCAGATGATTCAGCTTCTTCCGTCAAGCTACAACCAGAAGCGTACAGTTATGCTGAACTACGAGGTGCTGGCAAACATTTACAAATCGCGTCGTAACCACAAGCTCGACGAGTGGCACACTCTCTGCGACTGGATTGAGACACTGCCGTACAGCGAGCTGATTACCGGAAAAGAGGAGAGCGGTAAATAATGGAAATTATAGATAATCGTACACCAAAATCTGTAACTTTCTCGGAAATCGAGCCAAACGAAATGTTTGAGTATGATTTCAGAGGGAATATTGCAATGAAGCTGGTCGAACCTACAAAAGTCAAGAATAAATATACCGACCGAGAAGCTGACTTTTCCATATTTGAGGCCGAAGCGTTCGTTATTGCGGGCCCGGATGTTGGAAAATTCATTCGGTTTGGCACCCATGATGCAGCAATATATCGGCCTGTGCATTGTGAACTCGTTCTTTCTGATTACTCCGGGAAATGAGGTGAAATTATGTTGGCTGTTGCTGTGGCGATTCTCTATCTGGCTGATGCTCCGTTTCCTGAACTTGTAGTAATTGGGATGATATACGTCATTGGGCTTGCTTTGGAAAGTACATTTCGCTGAATAATCTGGACGTCTGAGACATGGCGTCCTCTTTTTATATTTGAAAGGAGAACTTTATGACCATTGATAACTGTACTCGTTGTGATATGTGTGTCCACAAAAATGTGTGCGGTAAAATGTTGGACTATCAGGAATTAAACAAAATGGTAGTCGACAGTCTTACCGACCGATACAACAGCCCTATCGACGCTGTTCTTAACGGAATGAACTCTTGTATTACGCTGACTTGTTTGGACTACGTTCGGGAAGTGAAGGTGCGCGAATTATGATTGTGAAAGTTAAAAGTAAATGTGAAACGTGTGCTCACGAGAAAGTTTGCGTTAAAAAGGATGGAATGCAGACTATTGAAACCGAGCTGGACAATGTTCTTGGCTTCAATTCGTATGTTGGTATACAAAGCTATATGGACCAGCTGGGACTTGGGATTGATATCGTATGTGAAGATTACCTTGAGAAAGTGCAGGTGACGCCGGTATGAAGATTCTCGGTAAAATGTATATTTGTGAGCGTTGCAGGAAAGATGTATTTATCAAGTATACAGGAAGCAGACCTTATTGTGATAATATGACTGTTCATATTTCTGCCGATGGATTTAATACTCCCGTCGGCTGGACTAAACACGACAATATGGATTTATGTCCTGAGTGCTCTAAGAAATATAATTCAATGATGAAGGAATTCCTATCCTGCAAGGAGTGAAAATCGATGTCGATTGATTATAAGTTAGACCTTGAAACATTAAACTCCATTTGTCCCAGCGGATATTTCAATTCTACTCGCTGCACATGGAAGCCAGATAACGAACATGAGGCAATCAACGGCATTGGATATATGATGTGTGAGCGCCTCAATGAGTTCCAGAAAGATGCACTCCTACAGTATCCGAACGTTGTGCTCACGGTAGTCAGGTATCGTTACGGACCGGAAATTACACATGATATGGTGTTCATCTTGGACAGTAACGTGCCGGATAGGAGGTGAAAATCAATGGCAAATAGCTCGGTAATCACGGTCAGATTGCCGAAAGAAGACCGTGCAAAACTGATTATAAAGAGCGCAAAGACCGGAAAATCGAAGTCCGAAGTCGTCCGTGAAGCGCTTGAACTGTATTACAAAAACGAAAAAGCTGGATGAAAAAAGTGTATTACATGTATTACAAAACGAGCAAAAAGTGTATTACGTGTATTACATGTATTACATTTTTTGAGGCGGTTTTAGGGCAAAAACGCAAAATTTGTAATACACTAGGCCAAATGTAATACACTTTTTGCTCAAAAACAGCCAAAAATCGCAAAAAATTAAAAATTATGCGTTTTATCTATATATGAGGTTAATTATTATATTTAATAATTATAGCTATATATAAATAGAAAACTAAAAAATTTTTGATTTTTGCGAAAAAGTGTATTACATGTATTACATTCTTGAAGAGGAGATAGACCGATGGGCTATGAATCAACTCTTGAACACGCGCAGATGAATTTCCCGAAAGCTTTGATTGATATAGTCAACGTTCGAGAAATTGCGTTTGAGTTAATTGAAATTCAACTTGCAGACGGACGGATATTCCTATATGACGATTTCGAGGATACATTGCGACGTATGCCGGACAACCCGAATAGCATGAGTCGCGAGGAGACGAACAAAGCGTTTGGAGTGATGCTTCGTCATGTTATGGACAGAAAAGGATTTACTCAGCAGATGCTATCAGAAGCGACCGGAATCCAGGAGTATCTGATTTCTAATTATATACACGGAACCAGTAGCCCAAGATTTTACAATCTCGATAAAATTGTTCGAGCGCTCGGTTGCAGTGCAGAGGATTTGCGGTATGTAAGATAAAAGTTTACAATTTACTTCTTGCGGCTTGGAACCTTATATGCAATAATGAGGTTATCCTAGAAAAGACACAAGGAGGTAATAATTACATGGGTTTATTCAAAAAGAAAAAGTCTTCTGTTCCTGAAATTACAGAGAAGGAAGTACGAAAAGATGAAGTCGGTCGTGACGTCCATGTTTTTGATGGACCAGATGGCGAAGTCGAGGTAACTCGCATCAGCGCGGCTAGTCGTCTTCCTACCGGGGAAGAATGGTGTCCTCGTTGCCACATCCCTTGTGTGCATCATGATGAGGATAAATACTACGAATGCCCCGACTGTGGTTGGACCACAGAAGATTGGGAAATCGAACAGTGGGGTGGACATCCTACTGAGGAATCTTCCTACGATGACCCTACTTACAACTGATATTTTTGAATCCCATGGGAGCCTACGCGATTTGTGTGGGCTCCTTTTCTTTTGTCTTTTGCCGCAAAATCTCTTTTTAGGTTCGCGAAAATTTCATAGTATATTATGAGAGAAGAGATAATATAACGGGACCCTAAAAAGTCATGTTATATTGCGTTTTGCAAAGGAGAATCACATGGCTAAAGAAAGTCAATTCCAGAAAGGTCTCATTGACGACCTGAAGAAGCGGCTTCCTGGATGCATTGTGTTGAAGAACGACCCTAATTATATTCAAGGGGTTCCGGACCTGTTGGTTCTGTACAATGACCGATGGGCAACTCTTGAATGTAAAAAAGCAGAACACGCGAACCATCAACCAAATCAAGATTACTATGTCGAGAGGATGAACGATATGTCATTCTCTCGTTTTGTTTACCCGGAAAATAAGGAGAACGTGTTAAATGAACTTCAACAAGCATTCCAATCTGGTAGGCCAACACGCCTTCCTCGGCGCAAGTAAATACCACTGGCTGAATTACGATGCCGCTAAAATCGCCGAGGCCTTCCGTGCCGCCCAAGCTGTACAAATGGGTACACGGTTACATGCTTACGCTGCCGAGAGCATTGATATTCGGCAGAAACTTCCAAAGTCCCATAAGACGTTGAATATGTACGTGAATGATGCTATTGGGTTTAACTTGAAGCCTGAACAAGTTCTGTACTATTCTCCGAACTGCTTTGGAACGGCCGATGCGATTGATCTGCGTGGTAATACTCTGCGTATCCATGATTTGAAGACCGGGAAGATTCCGGCTCATATGGAACAGTTGATGATCTATGCTGCTCTGTTCTGCTTGGAGTACAATATCAAACCCCATGATATTGAAATGCTCCTGCGTATCTACCAGAATGATGACGTACAGGAACTGAAGCCCGAGGCCAATGATATTTCAGCAATTGCAAAGAAAATTATTGAGGCTGACAAAATTGTAAATGAACTTAGGGAAACGGAGGGCTAACCATGTTTTACGACGACAAACCGAGCTTGGAAGATGTCATTGCCCATTATGGTGTTGGTAAAATGGATGGCGCTCCCGGTCGTGGTTCTGGAAGATACCCCCTTGGTTCTGGGGATAATCCATATCAGCGCGGAGATGAGCTTTTGGCACGTTACGAGTCTTTGGAGAAAAAGGGATATTCTGAAAAGCAGATTGCCAAAGAATTGGGAATGAGCACCACGAAGCTACGTGTCCAGGCATCCTATGCAAAAAGCCTGCGGCGTATGCAACAGGTGTCCAAGGCCAAGAAGCTTCGCGAAGAAGGTAAGTCTCTTAATGAGATTGCTGAAATTATGGGATTCAATAATGATTCTTCTGTGCGGTCGTTGCTGAATCCTCTGGCAGAGGAGCGAATGAAGCAATCCTCGGCTACTGCGGAGAAGCTGAAAGAGCTTATCGACACCAAAGGATATTTGGATGTCGGTGCAGGAGCTGAACGCGAACTTGGTGTGTCCAGAAATAAGTTCGACCAGGCTCTTTATATTCTCGAAATGGAAGGGTATCTCACCTATAAGCGGCGAATCCCGCAGGTCACCAATCCGAATCAGAAAACTACTTTGCAGGTGCTTACACCTCCCGGTACCGAATACAAAGATATTTACGATACCAGTAAGATTCATTCCGTCGGCGACTACGCCATTTCATATGATAACGGCGATACATTTCATAAACCATTTGAGTATCCTTCGAGCCTGGATTCTAAGCGATTGTCTATCAATTATGCAGAACAGGGCGGCATCAATAAGGATGGCGTGATTGAACTCCGGCGTGGATGCAAAGATCTTGATTTGGGCGATTCGAATTATGCCCAGGTTCGCATCATGGTTGATGGTACGCATTACCTTAAAGGCATGGCAGTCTATTCGGACGACCTTCCCAAGGGTATCGATGTTCGCTTCAACACCAATAAGTCTATTGGCACACCGTTGGAGAAAGTTCTGAAGCCTCTGAAAACTACGAACACTGGCGAAATCGACCGCGATAATCCGTTCGGTTCGCTCATCAAGGAAAAGGGCGGTCAGTATTACTATACTGATGATAAAGGTAAAGAGCATCTCGGTCTGATCAACAAGCGTGCTGAAGAAGGTGACTGGGGTGAATGGGCTGACAAAGTTCCGTCCCAGTTCCTGGCAAAGCAGTCGATCACATTGATAAAGCGTCAGCTGAACCTCTCCAAGGAAGACCGTAAGGTCGAGTTCGATGAGCTTTGCTCTCTGACCAATCCTACTGTAAAGCGGAAGTTGCTTGAAGATTTTGCTGACGGCTGCGACAAAGCATCTGTTACCCTAAAAGCAGCAGCCCTTCCGAGACAGAAGTACCAGGTTATTCTTCCTTTGACATCTGTTAAGGATACGGAAATCTATGCCCCTAATTATGCCGACGGCGAGACAGTAGCTCTGATTCGTTACCCTCATGGTGGCACGTTCGAGATTCCGATTCTGAAGGTCAACAATAAGATTGCCGAGGGCAAGCGTGTTCTCGGTACGAATCCGAAGGATGCTGTTGGCATCAATGCCAAGGTTGCTGAGCGCTTGTCTGGTGCCGACTTTGATGGCGATACTGTCATGGTCATCCCCACGAATGGTAAGAACAAGATCAAGATTACCTCGACTCCTGAGCTGGATGGATTGAAAGGCTTTGACCCGAAACTGGAATACAAGATTCCTGAAGGCAATCCGAATCATGTCCAGGTTATGACGAAGGCTAATACTCAGAAGCAAATGGGTGTTGTCTCGAATCTGATTATGGACATGACACTGAAAGGTGCGACTACGAGTGAACTTGCTCGTGCAGTTCGCCATTCAATGGTTGTCATCGATGCAGAGAAACATAAGCTGGACTTCAAGCAGTCCGAGGTTGACAACGGCATTGCCCAGCTTAAGCGAAAGTACCAGGGTCAGTACGATGAGAATGGTCAGTACCACGAAGGCGCATCTACTTTGCTTACCAAGGCTAAGAGTGAGCAGTCGGTCCCGAAGCGGCAGGGTAGTGGATACATCAATGTCCCTGGTGTAAAAGTTAAGGGTAAGGATGCCTATGACCCGAGTCAGCCCGAGGGTAAAAAGATTTACAGCACCGCGGATGACTTGTACTACGAGACCTCCCGTACCAACAAAAAGACCGGCGAAGTAGTCACCAAGCAGAAGATGCGTACCCAGAAGTCTACCAAGATGGCTGAGACTGACGATGCGTACTCTCTGGTATCTGATTACCGTGCCCCTGCCGAGCTGGCCTATGCTGACTACGCCAACTACCTCAAGAGCATGGCTAATGCCGCCCGTAAGGAAATGAAGGCCACCGGGAAGCTCAAGTACGATGCCGCAGCCAAGAAGGCCTATGAACCCGAGGTCAAGCGCCTGAATGCAGCCCTCAACCTAGCCGAGGCCAATAAACCCCGTGAACGTCAGGCACAAGCCCTTGCCAACACCCGAATCAAGGAGAAGATAGACCAGGACCCTGGACTTGTCAACGATAAGAAGATGCTGAAAAAAGTGTCTCAGCAGGCCATTGTGTCGGCCCGCACTGAGGTTGGCGCAAAGCGCACACCCATTATCATCAGCGATAAGGAATGGCAAGCTATTCAGGCCGGCGCAATCAGTGACAACGTGTTGTCTAAGATTCTGGATAATACCGATGTTGACAATCTGCGTGCTCGTGCGACACCTCGTTCCACTAACGAATTGAGTTCCGCAAAGAAGGCACTGATTAAGTCTCGCGCTGCTGCTGGTTACACGAATGCTCAGATTGCAGAAAGTCTTGGCATTTCTCCGTCTACCGTAGCTAAGTACCTGTGATAGGAGGTGAAGTTACTATGGCTCAATGTATGTTGACTACATTTGACAATCCTTACAATCCATTTGATGACTTCACTAAATGGTGGCTTTGGGATGTTACTCATGGTTACAATTCATGTGCTTTGCTTGCTCGTGTTTCTGGCAACAAAGATGAATTGACTGATGAAGAACAAAGCGCTTCGATTGAGAAAGCAATTGATTCGATTATTGATTGCGATTTCTTTCATGTTTACAAGAAAGTAAAAAGCGAAAATGAAAGTTCTGATTCTCAGAAAATCGTTGCACAAGCAAAAGAAAAAGAGGCTGTTCCGGCCTAAGGACCGCGATTAAACATAGGGGAGGGGGTCGTGAAAATTACACCCCCTCCCTACATCGCGCCGGTCTTTGATATTTCTCCGGGGGAGATTTTTGGAAAAACAGTTTAAGGCCCTCCCACCTTGAATTGCGATTCTATGATATTTCCTCCGGCTTTTTGCAGGGGTCTGTGGGTATTTGGGTGAGTACAGCACCTTTAACCTGCTTTCGATTCTCCTTTCAAGGTCCGGCTATGCCTACGGACCTCTGCAAAAAGCCGGAGAAACTGTACCGAAAGGAGCCGAAAGGGATTGAAAAGAGCGAAGGACCCAATCAATTCTGGCAAGAAGCGTTCTGTTCGCCCGGCTCTTACGCCGGAAGCACGCGAGAACCAGATGATTGCGCTGGCTATGGACCTTGTGGAGAAGCGAATGATTGAAGGAACTGCATCCTCGCAGGAAACTACTCACTTTCTGAAGCTGGCAACAACAAAAGCGCGCATGGAGAAGGAAGCCTTGAGTAAACAAATCGAATTGTTGCAAGCCAAGACCGAAAACTTGAGGTCTCAGGCTCACGCCGAAGAGCTTTACAAGGAAGCCTTGGATGCCATGCGCAGATACAGCGGGCAGGGCAGTGATGATGCTTAGGACTTACACTGAATTATGCAGATATTCTACCTATCTTGAACGGTATGAGTATTTGCGGTTGGATGGCGAGGTTGGGGCCGATACTTTTGGATTCGACCGGTATCTGAATCAGATATTTTACAACTCATACGAGTGGCGAAAGTTCCGGGATAAGATTATCGTTCGTGATGGAGGATGTGACCTTGGCGTTGAAGGGTATGAGATAAATGGGTATTGGAAAGATGGTAGATATATCGGACCGAAAGTCGTTATTCATCACCTCAACCCCATTGCCAAAGAAGATCTTCTGAATCGGACAGACCTTCTTATGAATCCGGAGTATGTGATTACCACTGTGCACAACACCCATATGGCTATCCACTACGGTGATTCTAAACTTTTAAATCAAGGGCCTACTATCCGAAAGCCTAACGATACTTGCCCTTGGCGATAAGGAGGACTTATGGACAGTATACTTACATCTACAAAAAAGTTAATTGGCATGCACGAAGATGATACCACCTTCGATACTGATGTCATGATTCACATTAACACCGCATTGTCATTCCTCTGTCAGTTTGGAGTTGGCCCGGCGGCTGGTTTCCGTATACACGATGCCACTGCTACATGGACCGATTTCCTTGGTGACGACCCGAAGCTGGATAGTGCCAAGGATTATGTCTATCTAAAGACTAAGCTGATCTTTGACCCACCAGCCAGTATCGCCGCAATTCAATCCATGGAGAACCTTATTTCGGAAATTGAGTGGCGTCTTACTCATGCTGCCGAATCAGAGGTGTGATCTATGTGGAGTTATACAGTCGTCAGTTCAGGAGAGGATTATTTGGCTCATCATGGAATTCTAGGTATGCATTGGGGCATTCGTAGATTTCAAAATGAAGATGGTAGCTTGACAAGTGCCGGTCGAATGCAGTATTGTTATGATGAAAACCGTAAACACTCACCACATGAATCAGACAACGTAAAGAAGTCAGGTTTATCCGAAAAGCAAAAGAAAGCTATTGCCGCTGGTGCTGCCGTTGCCGCCACAGTTTTAGTTGCATATTGGGGCTATAAACTTTATCAATCCGGAAAACTTGATTCCCTTATTACAGCTGGAAAGAACACGGTTAAGGGGATTGACCCCGCACTTCTTGACGAAAGCAAAAACAATGCAATTAAACGTGTGTCCGAAAGTGTAAGCGATACTGTAAAGAGCGTGAATCCATCAAGGAGTAGCTCCAATTGTTACAACTGTGTTGTCGGAACATTAAGTCGGCTTTTAGGCTACGATGTTGTTGCAAAGGGCGATACCCAAAATGGAAAAGGTCTCGCATTTGGAAAACTTTGTGAAGCTTTTGGCCTAAATGAAGATTCTTCTAAGGATGTTCAGCACATGATGGACCCGACTACCGATCGTCTTGAACGATATTTGGCACGAAAATTTAAAGATGGTGATGTTGGCGCACTGGGCATAGAATTTAACGACGTATACCGTCAGAAATATATGATACCGGAGGGCGAATCACTTGGGCATGTTCTGAATTGGATTGTTAAAGATGGAACCGTTCAGTTTGCGGATGGACAGGTTGGTAGCGATAATGTCAAATCTGTTTTGGAAAAATGGATGTCCGTAGAAAAAGAGGCTGAGATTGCAAAACTTGGAAATATTGCAGAAGGCTTTGTTAATGGAAAATCTATCGAAGACCTGCTTGATTTTGTAGAAAAACGCGAATAAGTCACTTCGTATTATGGGAGGTTATCGCTATGATTACATTGAAAGATGCCGTGGAACTCGTACTAAGTAAACATCCCGATCAATATATTCACGGTGTAAATGAATATGACGATTGGTACCAATTTATTTTACTCAATAAGGGTGAAACTATTGGGCCGATGACGTTCATATTCCACACGCCGGCAGTGAATAAACGTACGGGTGTTTTAAATAACGAGGCCACCATAATGGATGATTTCACAGAAGGTGACTACAAACAATATAGCAAAGAAGATATCGAGAGCCTTTAATCAGGCTCTCTTCTTTCTGCTCTTAATAAAAAGCCCCTGGATTCCTTTTTACAGAATCTAGGGGCTTTTCCCGTGTGAGGTGATAAACAATGTGGACATATGAAACTGTAAGTTCTGGGAACGACTATTTAGCCCATCACGGCATCCTTGGAATGAAGTGGGGCGTCCGTAGATACCAGAATAAGGATGGTACTTTGACTGCCGAAGGGAAGAAACGCAAATCAGTTAAGGAAATGAGCGATTCTGAACTTTTGGAAGACAATAAACGACATGCACTCGAAGCTCAGTACAGGAAGAATCATCCTGAAGAAAAGAGTAAATTGCAGACTGCTAAAGAAGTAACGGATTCTAGCAGACAGATCACAAATCAAGTCAAAAATTTAAATCAAGTTATAAGAAATTCCAGAAAGAAACAAACTGGAAATGACCTTTCTGAAATGACTGACGAAGAACTCCGCCGCACCATAAATCGAAAAAATCTCGAGCAACAATACAGAAATATCACTTACGAACCTGATAAGCTCGATAGAGGACAAGCTATTGTCGATGATATTTTGGATTACGGCGGTTCTGCTCTTGCCGTCGCCAGTTCAGCATTGTCAATTGCACTAGCGATTCGTGAATTAAAGAAGGGTTAATCAAGTTCGCCCTCCCCAAAAACTTTAATCGCTTTATCCGCGATTATTTTTGTTCCAGTGAAATCAAATGCTCCACCTATGACCCCTCCGACGATTGGGACCATTTTTGTTATGTTAATGATTCCCTTCGACCCCGCTTTTGTGATAAAGCGGAAACCAACCGCCTGATTTATTTTAGTGAGCATCGCTCCTGGAATTTTTTTTACAATGGCTAATGTAAGCTTATTTCCAAATTGTACGCCTGCATCGCGGCAAATTTTGGAGATTGATGTTCCAGTTAAGCACAGATAAACCAGCGTTCGCACAGAATCATCGAGCGGGTCAAAACCGTACATTACGGCTATTGTCCCAATCATTCTGATTTGCATATACCATACAGTGGCTAAATTGGCTGGCAATGCAACAGGTAAAGTTATTAGTCCTCCAAGGCTTGTTAAGAATCCAGAAGTTGTACACATTGCAATTTGGTTGTTTACCATAGTTTTTATAGCAATTTCTTGATTGCAATATCTATCTAAGTATTCATTTGCAAGCTCGGTGCAATTTTTGCTTTTTGCAAGACCTTTTACAGCAATGTCGTAGCACTGGTCGAGAACTTTCATTACTTGTTCTTGACTGATTTCAGGTGCTTTCATCTGCTTTCAACTCCTCTTTACTAAATTATACCATAAAGCATAAAAAGGGCAATACTTTTTATGGCATCTATAAAGGAGAAACTATGGCACTCTCTAATACTGCCGTTCCCAAGTATTACGGCCAGTTTAGAGAGGCCGTGCTGAGGGGCGAGATACCTGTTTGCCGAGAAGTGGCAATGGAGATGAATCGCGTCGACGATTTGATTGCTGATCCGAACATCTACTACGACCCTGACCCTGTGGAAGGCTGGATTGCCGCTTGCGAAGGTGAATTAACCCTTACAGACGGTTCAGACTTTCACATGCTTGATACGTTCAAACTGTGGGGCGAGCAGATTTTCGGTTGGTATTACTTCATCGATAGAAGTGTATACGAACCGAATCCAGATGGTCATGGCGGCCACTATGTCAACAAAAGAATCAAGAAACGATTGGTTAATAAGCAGTTCCTCATCGTCGGACGAGGGGCTGCTAAATCTTTGTATGACAGTTGTGTGCATAACCAGTATCTCAACGTAAATACTTTGACCACTCTGCAAATCACAACTGCCCCCACAATGCGTCAAGCAGATGAGGTTCTGTCGCCATTGCGAACCGCTATTACGCGGGCCAGAGGTCCATTGTTCAAGTTCCTTACTGAAGGTTCTTTGCAGAACACCACTGGTTCCAAAGCAAATCGTGTCAAACTTGCTGCTACCAAAAGGGGCATCGAGAATTTCATGACCGGCTCACTCCTTGAGATTCGGCCCATGGATATCGATAAACTTCAGGGTCTCCGTGTTGCCTGTGCTTCAGTTGACGAATGGCTGTCCGGCGATATCCGCGAAGACCCTATCGGTGCTATTGAGCAGGGTGCCGCCAAGGAACAGGGCGGAGCCTATAATAACGATTACATCATTGTTGCTACTAGTTCTGAGGGTACAGTTCGTAATGGCAGTGGCGATACAATCAAAATGGAATTGATGAAAATTCTGAAGGGAGAGTACATCAATCCTCATGTATCGATTTGGTGGTACAAACTCGATTCCGTAAATGAAGTTAGCAATCCAGATATGTGGCTCAAGGCGAACCCTAACCTAGGTAAGACTGTGACTTACGAAACGTACCAGCTGGACGTGGAACGTGCCGAGCAGACTCCCAGTGCACGTAATGATATTCTGGCAAAACGTTTCGGTCTCCCAATGGAAGGCTACACATACTTCTTCACCTATGAGGAAACTTTGTGCCACCCACATCGGGAATACTGGAAAATGCAATGCGCACTGGGGGCAGATCTTAGTCAGGGCGATGACTTCTGTGCGTTTACATTCATGTTTCCGTTGACAAATGGCTGCTTTGGCATCAAGACCAGAAACTACATAACATCACTCACTTTGATGAAACTTCCTGCCGCTACACGAGCGCTATATGAGAAATTCATCAACGAGGGCAGCTTAATTGTTATGGAAGGCGCCGTCCTGGATATGATGCAGGTCTATGAGGACCTCGACAACCATATCACCAGATGCCAGTACGATGTTACGGCTTTTGGCTATGACCCGTACAATGCTAAAGAGTTCGTAGAACGCTGGGCTACCGAAAATGGGCCGTTCGGAATCGAAAAAGTTATACAGGGTGCAAGAACAGAATCCGTTCCTTTGGGCGAGCTGAAGAAGCTGGCTGGGGAGCGGATGCTTTTGTTTGATGAGGAACTCATGACATTTGCCATGGGTAATTGCATTACTCTGGAAGACACTAACGGCAACCGAAAGCTGTGGAAGAAGCGTTACAGTGAGAAAATTGATGCGGTTGCAGCCATGATGGACGCTTTTGTGGCTTATAAAATCAACCGTGAAGCTTTTGAATGAGGTGTGTGAATGGACGAAAATCGAAATCTTTGGTCTCGTCTGGTTCATGGGTGGAACGCATTCATGAACCGAGACCCCCCGATGACGTATCGCGATTATGGTGGGGGATATTCCTACCGACCAGACCGTGTGCGGTTTAGCAGAGGCAATGAGCGTACAATTGTTACATCAGTCATCACCCGCATCGCTATGGACTGCGCCGACATTCGAATCGTTCACGCGGACTTGGATTCCAATGGACGATTTAAGCAGGAGCACCCCGGCGGTCTAAATAAGTGCCTGACTCTTGAAGCAAATCTTGACCAGAGTGGAAGAGCCTTTATTCAGGACATCGTGATGACGATGCTGGATGAAGGCCACGTCGCTATTGTTCCTGTGGATACTTCTACCGACCCTGATACCGGCGCGTTTGAAATTGACTCTCTGCGTGTCGGAAAGGTCATAGAGTGGTACCCATCTGATGTAAAAATTGATCTCTACAACGAACAGAATGGACGGCATGAGCAAATCATGATGCCAAAAAATGCTGTCGCGTTGGTCGAGAATCCGCTCTACCCCATCATGAACGAACCGAACTCTACAATGCAGCGACTTGTACGTAAGCTTGCATTGCTTGACGTTGTCGATGAGCAAACGAGCTCCGGAAAGCTGGACTTGATTATTCAACTTCCGTACACCATCAAGACACCGGCAAGACAGGAACAGGCTGAACGACGCCGTAAAGACATTGAACAGCAGCTTACTGGTTCCAAGTACGGCATCGCCTACACTGATGGCACCGAACACATTACCCAGCTGAACCGCAGTCTCGATAACAACCTCATGAAACAGGTTGAGTATCTTCAAGAGGTTTTCTGGGGGCAACTTGGTATGACCCAAGAAATCCTGAACGGTACAGCCGACGACAAAGCAATGCTTAATTACAACAACCGTGTTGTCGGTGCCATTATCTCTGCCATTGTGGATGAAATGAAACGAAAGTTCATTTCTCCAAATGCGCGAGGACGCGGACAGTCGATTGTTTACTTTAGCGAACCGTTCAAACTTGTGCCTGTTTCGCAGATTGCAGACATTGCGGATAAGCTGCGTCGGAACGAAATCCTTACCTCTAATGAATTGCGTCAGATTGTAGGTTTCAAGCCGAATAACGACCCGAATTCTGACATCCTGAGTAATCCGAATATCAGTGCAAGTAAGGACGAAGTAGCTGCTCGATTCGGCACAGAAAAATCTAATAAGGAGGAAGATCAAAATGGCAAAACATAGTTATGACTGCGCCGGTATGGCCACCAAATACGGTGTGCTATGCAGCGACGGCCGAACCATTATGCCCGGGGCGTTTAAGGACCAGGATGGTACTGAAGTTCCCGTGGTATGGATGCACCAGCACAATTCCATTGACAATGTTCTTGGCCATGCTCTACTGAAATCCTGCCCTGAGGGGCTGCGAGCATATGTCACATTCAACGATACGGAGAAAGGCCAGATGGCTAAAACCGTTGTGAAAAACCACGACATCAACTCGTTCAGTATTTGGGCGGATGGTCTGCGCTATTCCGGCGATCGTTCCAGAGGGCATGTCTCCCATGGAATCATCCGGGAGTTGAGTCTGGTTCTGGCCGGCGCAAATCCTGGTGCTCACATTGAGGAAATTATGGCTCATGGGGTGGAAGAAACAGACACCGGAGTTATTTACAGTGACCTCAATTCTATCGATTACAATGGCGGCGAGTTTGAGGATACTCTCGAGCATTCCGCTGATAAAAAGGAGGATTCCAAGATGGCTGAGGAAAATAAGCCTATTAACAAGGAAACTACGTCTAAAACCAACAAGACCGTTAAAGACGTTGTTGACAGTATGACTGAGGAACAGAAGAATGTCATGTATGCTCTGATTGCAGCAGCGAATGATTCTGAGTCCAAAGACCCTGAGGAAACCAATAAGGAGGAACCCGAAATGATTAAGCGTAAACCCGAAATGATTAAGCACAATGTTTTTGACCAGAACGGTCAGACTCAGACTGAAGATGTTCTGAGCCACGATGCCATGGCCACCATCTTCAACGATGCCCAGAAGGGCCGCCTGACCCTGAAGGAAGCAACCGAGGATTACCTGAGCCATGCTGATGGTGATTACGGTATCAAGGACATCGGCACTCTGTTTCCTGAGTACCATGAGCTGAACAAGCCCCCGAAGTTCATTGATCGTGACCAGACTGCGGTTGCGGTCATCATGAACGGTGTCAAGCATGTTCCGTTCAGCCGTGTTAAGACTACCTTTGCCGACATCACTGCCGATGAGGCTCGTGCACGAGGCTACACCAAGGGCAAGAAGAAAATCGAGGAAGTCTTCACCCTGCTGAAGCGTACCACTGACCCTCAGACCGTGTTCAAGAAGCAGAAGTTTGACCGTGATGACATTATCGACATCACTGATTTCGATGTTGTTGCCTGGGTCAAGGGCGAGATGCGTGGAAAGCTGGATGAGGAACTGGCTCGTGCCATCATGGTTGGTGACGGCCGCTCTTCCGCAGATGATTCCAAGATTTCCGAGAGCCACATCCGTCCTATCTGGAAGGATGATGACCTGTTCACCATCAAGCGTGTTGTCGAAGAGGGCACCAGTGTTTTTGATCTGATCAATAACATTCTGGATGATGCTATCCGCGCTCGCAAGGAGTATCGCGGTTCCGGCAATCCGGCTTTCTTCACCACCGAGGATGTTCTGGCCGAGATGCTGCTGCTGAAGGACAAGAACGGTCGCCGCATCTTCAAGAGTGTCGAGGAGCTGGCCACCGCTATGCGTGTTTCTCGTATTGTCACCAGCCCTCTGCTGGAGAACCAGACCCGTGAGACCGACCCGACCGGTGGTAACAAGGATGTCTACACCCTTCAGGGCATCATGGTCAATCTGAGCGACTACACTGTCGGTGCGGACAAGGGCGGTGCTGTGTCTCTGTTCGATGATTTCGACATCGACTACAACCAGTACAAGTACCTGATTGAGACCCGTTGCTCCGGTGCCCTGACGGTTCCGAAGTCTGCTATCGTCTTCGAGACCAAGAAGACCACTGCCGCTTAAGTTTGCGCGGCGGTTAGGTTAAACTAATCAAAATGGAGATTTGTGATGGCTAAATACTATGGAACAATCGGATTCTGTATGAGCGTGGAAACAGCCCCGGGTGTTTGGTCGGATGATGTAATTGAGGACCGCAAATACTATGGTGAGCTTATCCGTAATACCAGAAAACTTCAGAGTAGGGAATATGTGAACGATGGAGTGAACATTTCCAACCAGGTCAGTATCATAGCTGACCCTTACGCCACGGCAAATTTCCATATGATTCGTTATGCCGAGTACATGGGCGTGAAATGGAAAGTCACGGATGTTGAGGTTCAATACCCGAGGCTTATACTGACACTTGGAGGTGAATACAACGGTGGGAACGCGACTTGAACTTCACAATGCACTGTGCAAAGTTATCGGATGCCCGGATACAGGGCCTAACTGCCGTTGCTATTATCAGCCGCCTACAAGGTTGGAGTATCCATGCATCGTCTATTCTCTCGAAACCGCAGATACAAAATTTGCGGACAATCGGCCGTATTTACACAAAAAACGTTATCAGGTCACTGTGATCGATAAAAACCCGGATAGTTCTTATCCGGATATTATCGCACAGTGGCCACTTTGTTTGTTTGATAGGACTTACAAAGCTGATAATCTGAATCATTTCGTTTTCAATATCTACTACTAAGGAGGAAACCACTATGTCTAAGTTGGTTTGGGATGCGACCGGCAATCACAAATATGAGACCGGCGTAAGTCGTGGCGTGCTTTATCCTCAGGATGAGACTGGTGCTTATCCGAAGGGTGTCGTTTGGGATGGTCTGACCAGCGTTACTGATTCGCCGTCCGGTGCCGAGGCAACGAAACTGTATGCCGACAATATCGAGTATGCGGTTCTGCGTTCTGCTGAGCAGCTTGGTTTGACCATCGAGGCCTATCAGGCCCCCGACGAGTTTGAGGCTTGCGACGGTTCCACCGCTGTTCTGGATGGTGTGTACGTTGGTCAGCAGACTCGTCAGGCGTTCGGTTTCGCATATCGTACCGAGATTGGCAACGATATCGCCAGCACTAAGGATGACAGCTACAAGCTGCATCTGGTTTATGGCTGCACTGCTTCTCCGTCTGAGGAGCAGCATCAGACCATCAATGAGAGTCCCGACGCCGTCACCATGTCTTGGGAAGTTACCACCACCCCTGTCGGCGTGACGGGCATGAAGCCGACGTCCAGTATTGTTATTGATTCTACTAAAATCAAGGACAAGACGAAGTTGGCCGCTCTGGAGGACGTTCTCTATGGCAAGGATGCTGTCGAGGCTCGTCTGCCTTTGCCCGACGAGATCTTTGAGCTTCTGAAGGGCGAAGTGTAATCGAAAAATCGAAAGGAGATAAATTCTTATGCTGAAGAAAACCATTGCTTATACCGATTATGACGGTAACGATCGTAAAGAGGATTTTTACTTCAATCTGAACAAGGCTGAAGTAGTGGAACTCCAGCTTGGCACCATCGGCGGCCTCACGAAAACTCTCGAGAAGATTGTCCAGGAAAAAGATTCCAGTCGTCTTATTGAGTATTTCAAATCCATCATCATGAAAGCATATGGTGAAAAGTCGCCTGATGGTCGTCGGTTTATTAAGTCAAAGGAACTGTGCGAAGCGTTTTCTCAGACCGAAGCCTACTCCAATTTGTTTATGGAGTTGGCCGGTGATGCAAAGGCTGCCGCGGAGTTTATCGATGGGATTCTGCCGAAAGAGGCTTCTAATACACCCAATAAGCCTAATTTGACGGTCGTGTAAGAAAGAGGAGACAAAGAATGCTTGAGATTATCATTCCAAAACAGGAATATTTCGACGAATTTCATGGCGAGTTTATCAATGTTCCGGAACAGAGATTGACTCTCGAGCATTCTCTTGTCTCCCTCTCTAAGTGGGAATCAAAATGGAATAAGCCGTTTCTTGGTGCAGATTCCAAAACGATTGATGAGTCGTTAGATTACATACGCTGTATGACTGTAAACAAGAACGTTGACCCAATGGCGTACAAGGGAATAACTCCGGAATTGTTTCAGAAAGTAAATGACTATATTGGTGCTCCAATGACAGCCACATGGTTTACAAAGGAACCGCCTAAAAATGGAAAAACCGAAGTGGTGACTGCTGAAATCATTTATTACTGGATGATTGCGTTAAATATTCCGTTCGAATGTGAAAAATGGCATTTAAACCGTCTTTTGACACTCATTAAAGTATGCAACATTAAGAACTCACCGCCTAAGAAAATGAGCCGAAGAGAAATCATGGAGCGAAATCGCGCTTTGAATAAGGCTCGTAAAAAGCGGTAGTGAAGTTGAGATTCCAATTTAGAAGGGGAGATAAGATATGAGACTCGGATTTGCAAATGGACGTATGAGAGTTCGTTATGGTTATGCTTGCTACGGTTACACCCGTGGTAACGGAACCGTATGGCATGGTGGCCTTGACGTCGAACTGCTTGACGATAAGACGTTCGGTATGCCGACGTTCCGAGGCAAGAAAATTCGCGGTAAGGTCGTACAGGCCCGCATCGTCACTGACAAATCGAACCTTACTTGGGAATGGGGATATTACATTTGCGTCAAACTCGATGCAAACCAGACACCTGATAAAGTCAATTACCTCTATTTCTGTCATTGTAGCAAATTACTGGTCAAAGTTGGCGACGTGGTGGAGTCCGGTGACGCACTTGGTGTTATGGGCAATAGCGGCAATGCCGCCCAGGCGAATCCTCCGTATGAGCATGTTCACTTTGAGGTTCGCCAGACCGCTACCGGTAAAGGCCTGAATCCAATCGCGTATTGCGACTGCGAGAACAAGGTCGGTACATACGGAAGCCTTCCGAATCTTACAGAAAAACTGATTGATGTGTCCTGGTATCAGCGAACCATTGATTGGAAAACAGTCCCTTACAAGGCGATTATCCGGGTTGGCTACCGTGGATACCTCCCTGAAGGCAATCTGGCAGTTGACTCTTGCTTTGAAAAGAACCTTACCGGCGCTATCGAGAACGATAAGCTGGCAGGGTTCTATTTCTTTTCTCAGGCAAAGACTACCGATGAAGCTGTGGCCGAGGCCGAATTTGCTGACAAGTGCATCAATGGCCGAGGAAAAGGTTTGCCACTATTCTTCGATGCAGAGTGGAGTTCCGAAAAGAACCATCAAGGGCGCGCTGATTCGCTGGGCAAGGATATTCGTACTGCTTGTGCGCGAGCATTCTGCGAAAGAGCGAAAGAGCTGGGATATCTCCCCGGTATCTATACCTTTACAAATTTTGCGCTTTCCTACATTGACTATGAGAGCATCGTGAAATCCGGCTGCATCGGATGGCTGTCCGACACGAGAGCTGCGTTCAACACAACTTTGCCCAGGCACATCCATCAGTATAGCCAAGAGGTTGTAAATGGAATTACTTCTGGCCTGGTCGATGTTAATACTGTCGTCGAATCCTACGACGGCAGTGACACGACTGTACCTACAAGGACAATGCAGCAAATCGAAATTGGTCCCGTAAGTAACGGCGACGCTCTGAAAATTTACAATCTTGCTAAAAGTCTTGGTCTTACCGACCAAGGTCTTTACAAGGCTGAATACGTCTGAGGAACTTCAAAATGGCCGGGATTGTATTTAAGCATAAGGGAAACCTGAAGAAAACCACAAAGTTTCTGGAACGGATGGTTAAAGAAGAGTATTTAAATAATCTTGACAAGTATGGTCGAGAGGGTGTTCAGGCACTTTCTTCGGCCACACCTGTTGATACCGGGAAAACTGCGGCTAGTTGGGACTATCGAATCGAGAAAACCAACTCCGGTACAAAGATTGTTTGGATAAATTCCAATGTGAACAATGGTGTGAATATTGCCATCATTCTGCAATACGGTCACGGCACAAATCATGGCGGATATGTGCAGGGGAGAGATTACATCAACCCTGCCATCCGTCCTATTTTTGACAAAATTGCAGACGATGCGTGGAAGGAGGTAACGAAAGAATGAGTTCGTCTATTGACCAACGCATCGTAGAGATGCAATTTGATAACAAAGAATTTGAGAGCGGAATCCAGACGAGCCTCAAGAGCATTCGAAACCTGGAGAATGGGCTTCAGCTGAAAGACGGTGCGAAAGGATTTGAGAACATCGGCCGCGCCGCAAATAATGTCAGTTTTGATACCCTTGGAAACGGTGTCATCGCCATTCAGCAGAAATTCACGGCAATGGAAGTTGTGGCAATTACGGCACTTCAGAATATTGTCAATAAGGCTATGGCTGCTGGAGAGCATCTTGTTAAGTCTCTTTCAATTGACCAAATTTCTGCCGGCTTCGAGAAGTTTGGTTCCAAGACATCATCTGTGGCAACTCTTGAGGCTCAAGGGTATGCCCTCGAGGATGTCAATAGAGAACTCGATCGCCTTAATACCTTTACCGATGAGACTAGCTACAATTTCACCGATATGGTCGCAAATATTGCTAAATTCACAGCCACCGGTAAAAATCTGACAGAGTCCGTTACGGCGATGGAGGGCATTGCTAACTGGGCGGCTCTTTCTGGACAGAATGCTCAGACTGCCAGTCGTGCAATGTACCAGCTGTCCCAGGCAATGGGCGCTGGTGTTATGCGTTTGGAAGATTACAAGTCCATCCAGAATGCTTCCATGGATACCGACGAATTTCGTCGCAAGTGCATTGCCGCTGCCGTATCCCTCGGAACTCTTAAAGATAATGGTGACGAAACTTACTCTGCCGTTTCACAAGGGGCAAAAGCCACAGCGTTTAATGTATCCCAGTTTACTACCCAGCTTACTGATGGTGCTTGGTTGACATCGGATGTCATGATGCAGGTCTTTAATGACTACTCAAAGGCAGTAACCGAAATTGTTGACGCATCTAACAAGCGGAGCATGACTGTTTCTGAAATTATCGAAGAAATTCATTCAAAATCTGAGAAGGAAAGCATTTCCATAGACGACGCAATCAAATCTCTAGGTTATACATTTGACGAATTCTCGTTAAAAGCCTTTGAAGCGGCCCAGAAAGCACGTACATTCGGTGATGCAATCGAATCCGTGAAAGATGCTGTTAGCACAGGCTGGATGAAGACATTCGAACTGATATTTGGTAATGCTGATGAGGCAACCGATTTGTGGACCGAACTCGCCAACCGAATGTATGATGTCTTTGCTGGGGGAGCCGAAATCAGAAACGAAATTCTTGAAAGCTGGAAAGACGCAGGCGGACGGACAGACTTAATCGATTCAATTTGGAATATCTGGGATGCAGTCGAGTCAGTCGTTGTTCCGATTAAAGAAGCGTTTGATAACATTTTTCCGCCTATGACCGCCGAGCGACTTGTCAATATTACCTCCGCACTTGAGAGTTTCACATCTAAGCTGAAAATCAGTGACGATACTGCCGATAAACTGAAACGCACATTTTCTGGAATCTTTTCAGTGTTTAGCATTTTCAAGAAAGTTCTTGGTACTGTTGGTGATGCGGTTGCGCGACTTCTCGGTGCAAGTGGGCTGAAAGACTTAGGAAATGTACTACTAAATACCACTGCTAAAATTGGGGATTTCCTGACGTCGTTAAATGAGAATCTTGATTTAAGCAGCTTTGAGTCTTTTCTTTCTTCGATTACAACTGCTATTTCAAATTTTGTTTCAAGTTTAACTGGCGGTTCCAGTTTGAGCGGAGTTCTCGATAGTATCGGCTCTATCATAGGGTCTCTCGCGTCGAAAATTGGCGAAATTGTAAGTCAAATTATTTCTTGGACAAAAGAAAATGTTAGCTTGATGGGGATTGGGCAAACACTCGGTACAATTTTCGGTATTCTTGTTGGCAAGAATATTGTAGACGCAACCAAGAATCTATCGGGGGCAACCAAGTCAATCAAGGAATTCTTCTCGAATCTGTTTGATAAGAAAAAAGAGAGCGGCTTGAAGTCGAGTGTTTCGGAGATTTTTGATTCATTACACGATTCACTAGAGAATTTCACTACTGGCATAAAAGCAAGTGCATTACTTGAGATTGCCGCAGCTATCGGTATTCTTACGGCATCTCTTAAGACCATTTCTGAGCTTGATCTCGGCGGTATTGTAAAGTCGGTAACGACTATTGGTGTGCTCTTCAAAATGTTGAGCATGACCTTAGAATCAGTAACAAAGACTCTTCAATCTAACGGTTCTAAAGGTTTGGTTAAAGCCGGGGCTAGTATGGTCCTGATGGCCGAATCCATGAAAATTCTTGCCGATGCCATGAGTAAATTTGGCAGTCTCTCGCTTCCAGAGCTCGGAAAAGGGCTTATCGGAGTAGCTGGCGGACTAACGGCATTATGCTTGGGTCTTAAAGCGATTAGCGGGGTCAAGGTCGGTCTTACCACAAGTGTTGCTATGCTGGCGCTGGCCGAAAGTTGTAACATTCTTGGCGATGCCATGACTAAATTTGCCGGGTTGTCTTGGGATGAAATTGCCCATGGTCTTGTCGGTATGGGAGGAGCATTGGCCGAACTTGTTGTTGCGATTTCGGTATTGGGAAAATTCGGTGGCTTTTCTTCTTTGCTTGGAAGTGCTGGAATTTTTGTTGTTGTGCAATCTCTTGAACCTTTGGCTGATGCTTTAGCTAAATTTGGCTCAATGTCGTGGGAAGAAATTCAGCGCGGCTTGGTTGCCATGGGTGTAGCCATAGGAGAACTTAGCGTTGCTCTTATTGCGGTTGGCACAATTGCCGGATTTTCTAGCATCTTCGCGGCTGGGGCATTGGACCTTGTTATCCTTGGTTTGTCTTCTTTGGCCGATGCACTTATGAAATTTGGAAGTATACCGTGGGAGCAGTCAAGTCAGGGCATTGACGCAATGGGCGGTGCATTGGCTGAACTTAGTATCGCTCTTATTGCTGTTGGTAAACTTGCTGGCTTTTCTGGAATTTTTGCAGCTGGAAGTATAGACCTTGTGATACTCGGCATGGAACCTTTGGCTGATGCTTTAGCTAAATTTGGTGCAATGTCGTGGGAAGAAATTCAGCGCGGTTTGGTTGCCATGGGCGGAGCATTGGCTGAAGTTTCTTTATTTTCCGGTGCGCTTGGTGTCATTGCCGGTTTTTCAGGATTACTCGGGGCCGGTAGTATATTGCTTACAATCCAAGGCCTTGGCGATCTGGCTGATGCGCTTGCGAAGTTTGGTTCGATTCCGTGGGAACAAGGTATGCAAGGCCTTGGTTTTATGGGCAGTGCTCTATCAGAGATTGCTATAATCACCGCGGCCGACGGCCTTCTTGCTGGTATTGCCGGCGTTATCGGTAGTGGTTCACTGCTTATCGCTATTCAGGGCCTTGGCGATCTTGCAGATGCTTTTATAAAGTTTAGTGATATTCCGTGGGAAAATGCACAAACAGGTCTTGCCTCAATGGGTGCGGCATTAAGCGAAATTGCCGGTGGGGGATTGCTTGCTACATTTTCAGGTTTTGGAGCATCTGCCATATCGGACATGGCCAAGCCTCTTGGCGATCTCGCCGATTCTGTAAAGAAATGGTCAGATGTTACCGTTCCTACGGGAATCGCTACACAGTTAGGAAGTTTAGCTTCAGGTGTAAACGGATTTATGTTCGCTGGTTCTGGAGCTGATGCTATTGCTACTGTTGCTAAGCCAATCGGTGATTTGGCTAACTCTGTAAAGAAATGGTCCGATGTTGTTGTTCCGCAAGATATCGGAACTCAACTTGGTTCTCTTGCTACGGGCGTGAATGGATTCATGTTTGGAGGGATGGGGGCCAATGCAATCGCAACTTTGGCCGAACCTCTTGGAAAATTAGCTATTTCTGTAAAGAAATGGTCTGGTGTTACTATCCCAGACACATTGGGGACTCAACTTTCGGGGCTTGCAACCGGTGTCACCTCGTTTACCTTTAGTGGACTTGGAGCCTCGGTTCTCAATCCAGTCTCGGAGGGATTGACCTCCCTTGTAGAAGCTGTAAAAAAATGGGCAGATGTTTCTATCCCGGAAAACATGAGCACGGACCTTCAAAATCTTGCTCTTGGGATTTCGTCCTTCGGGCCAGATTTTTTAGCCGGATGGTCACTTTCCGCAGTTGTCGGCCCCCTGAAAGAACTGGCCGATTCTGTAAAGGCATGGTCTGATGTTTCACTTCCAACTAATATGCAAAGTAATTTGGAATCGCTAGCTAAAGGCGTAGAAGCATTTAGTTTTTCAGCATTTGGCGGGTGGTCCATTTCGGCAATAGTAGCACCTCTTAAAGATCTTGCTGCTTCAGTTTCTGCCTGGAATACCGTTTCGTTTTCTAGTAGCCTTGGTGAGAATCTTGAGAAATTGGCCACCGGACTCGAGTCAATGGCCGGTGTCAGCTTTGGGTATGGGTATGTTTCGACCTTGGATTCTGTCAGAAGTTCTATTTCGGAATTTTCGAGCATCGACTTCGCATCGATTGCATCTGGATTTAATCTTCTTAACGAGGCCGGGACTAATCTCCAGGTTTCGTTGAGTTCGTTGCTCGAAATTATTTCTGGCTATGCGAATAGTTTCAATTCGGAAGGTTTATCACTAGCAACCGCGTTATCGGATGGAATGCTTTCTCAATCGGAAGTATTGACTACCACCGTAACAATTTTGTTGACTAATGCTGTTTCGGCGGCTAATCAGAAGTATAACGATTTTCTTAACGCAGGTTCTTACTTAGCCACTGCTTTAGGAAACGGTATCTCCCAAAACACCTCCACATTCGACGCTGTGAACGCCACGATGGATTCGTCCATCCAAAGCATTCAAAATAGGCAGGGAGACTTCTATTCTTCTGGCGATAGTTCGGCAACAAACGTAAGCGATGGCTTTGCGAGTAAGCAAGATGCTTCCGTAGGCACCGTTGAAAATCTGATTACTGCTTGTATCAGTAAAATCAACGATATGCGGAAGGATTTCATGACAGCAGGTACGCATGTTATCAGCGGTTTCATAGAGGGTATTACGTCTAAAATCCAGTCTGCCGCTGAGGCTGCTGCCAATTTGGCCAGAAGTGCTCTTAATGCCGCAAAGTCTGCACTAGACATCAATTCTCCGTCCAAGGAATTTGCCTGGCTCGGTGAAATGTCTGGCGAGGGTTACATCCAGGCTATGAAGAAGATGGTAAGCAAGGTGTCTCAGAGCGGAACCGACCTCGGAAACGCTGCTGTGAACGCCACAACGCTTGCCCTCGAAAGCTTGATGGACTTGGTCAACAACGGCATCGATACTACCCCGACAATTCGCCCGGTCATTGATTTGTCCGACGTGGAATCCGGAGTTACTGCACTGAATGGTCTCATGACTGCTCCGCGTACTTTGTCGTTGGCCGGCTCTATCAATCGTGTCAACTCTGTATCCAATTCCATGAATGATAGCAGCTCTGATTCCGCCGCTAGCAATCAAAATGGCGGTAAAACTGTCGTCCAGAATTTCACGCAGAACAACTATTCTCCGAAGGCTCTGTCGCGTAGTGAAATCTACCGTGATACGAAGAACTTGTTTGCAACTATGAAGAGGGGAGGCTCCAAATGATTAAGCAACTGACAGTTACAAATTATTTGGGCGAGAGCCTGACTATCCCCATGTCTCATTCCGAGTCCACCGGCTTCGTCATCCATGACATGACGGGCCTCGGACCTCCGGAAGCCGACATTCATACTTCTGAAGTTGCGACCAATGACGGCTCTAAGTATAATTCGGCACGAGCCAGCAAACGCAACATCGTCCTGCCACTGTACTTTACTCCAATTCCGACTATCGAAGATGCTCGTCACAAGAGCTACAAATACTTCCCACTGAAAAGGCCCGTTACTCTTACATTCCTGACCGATACGCGCGAGTGCGTTATTGAGGGATATGTCGAGAGTAACGAGCCTGATATTTTTTCAGACACGTCTGGTTGCCAGGTTTCTATCATCTGCCCGAATCCGTATTTTCACTCGTTGATCAATACCATAACTACTTTTAGCGGTGTCGAAGATGCCTTCGAGTTTCCTTTTTCCAGCACGGACAAGCCTATCCTTGAGTTTGGTAAAATATTCGGTCTTACGGAAAATAACATTTATTACGAGGGCGACGCGGAGAACGGCATTGAGATTGAAATTCGGGCAACCGCATCTGTAAAAAATCTGGTCATTTACAATATGGATACCAGAGGGGCCATGCGCATTTACCACGACAAGCTCGCGGCATTCACAGGCTCCGGTATTGTAAAAGGGGACGTCATTAGGATTTCTACTGTAAAAGGTTCGAAATCTATTACGCTGTTCCGCAACGGCCAAACAACAAATATTCTGAACTGTATTGGTAAAGATGATGAATGGTTCCGACTGACAAAAGGCGATAACGGCTTTTCCTACACCGCTGATGAAGGCTCTGACTATCTCATGTTCTTTATCACTCACAATGCACTGTACGAGGGAATCTGATATGAACGCACTGATTATGGACACCGACTTTAAAGTCCTATGCGTTGTGGACGATTACGAGTCGTTTATCTGGTCTGACCGTTACTGCGCGTATGGAGATATGGAGATTTACGCTCCTGTTGAAGCTCAGTTCTATCAGTACGCCAAGAAGAGCTATTACCTTTGGTGCAGCGAGTCAGAACATTTAATGATTATCGAGGATATCGATATTGCAACCGATGTTGAGTCTGGTAATCACCTGAAAGTAACCGGGCGGTCTTTGGAATCTATTCTTGAACGCCGTATCGTTTGGACGCAAACCATACTAAGTGGAAACTTTCAAAATGGTATCCAAAAGTTACTCACAGACAACATTATCTCTCCTACCATTGCCGCACGGAAAATCCCTAACTTCGTTTTCAAAGCCAGTACCGATTCCCGTATTACGTCTTTGAAAATTGACGCTCAGTTTACCGGTGACAAACTGTATGACTCGATAAAGGCTCTGTGCGAGGTCAACGGTGTAGGTTTCAAAATTACGCTAAACGATTCGTTCCAGTTCGTATTCGAACTTTATATGGGAACCGACCGTTCTTGGAACCAAAACACTGTGCCTTATGTTGTCTTTTCTCCAAACTTTGAAAACATCATCAATTCTAACTACTACGAATCCGATCGCGATTTGAAAAATGTAGCTTTGATTGGTGGGGAAGGAGAGGGTGCCGAGCGTCGCTATACGACGATTGCCGGAAACGGCGCTACGACATCCTGCTCCGGTTTGGAGAGAAGAGAACTATTTGTTGACGCTCGTGATATTTCTTCCAAAGTTGATGACCGCACATTATCTGAGTCTGAGTATAATGCCCAGCTTCAGCAGAGAGGTTCGGACAAACTTAGTGAGACCATAAGCGTGACAAACTTTGAAGGGCAAATCGATACGACACAGCTCTATGTCTATGGGAGAGATTTCTTCATTGGTGATATTGTCCAACTTGCAAACGAGTACGAGAAAGAGGCTTCTTCTCGGGTTGAGGAAATCATGTATACGGACGACACAAGCGGTATCAGTATTGTGCCCACATTCACCGCCATATAAATAAGGAAGGAGTGATCATGTGGCAGTTAGTTATGGGTTTTATAACTCCAAAAATGGCGATAGAAAATATGATGCTGTTGCTGTGTCAAAATTGTTTGACGGCCTAATCACGGACGGCGTTATCGGCTCGTATGGCAACACCTTCAAGGTGACGCCCGGTGCCGGTAATACTGTTCAGGTTGACACTGGGCGTGCGTGGTTTGACCACACCTGGACACTGAACGATGCCATCATTGTAATTCCATGCGATGCCGCAGAAATATTGTTGGACCGTTATGATGCGCTGGTCCTTGAAGTGAATGAGGAAACCACAGTACGTGCAAATACAATCAAAATGGTCAAGGGAAGTCCATCCAGTTATCCTACAAAGCCGTCCCTGGTCAAGACTGAGCACGTACACCAGTATCCGCTCGCTTATATTTTGCGAAAGGCTGGTAGTCTGACCATCGACACGCAGTACATCCAGAACATGGTGGGGACTTCGGAATGCCCTTTGGCTACTGGCGTGCTAAAGAGCATGAACACCGACCAAATTTTGGCACAATGGGATTCCGAATTTAAAACCTGGTTCAATGGTGAGCGTGAAATTCTGGATAGCGATGTCGGTGCGCATCTGAACAATAAAATCGACAAGCTCCAGACCTATGCCATTCCGCTGAAAGCCAACGGATGGTCGTCCAGCGCACCGTATAGTCAAACTGTAACTGTTCCCGGGGTCACGGAAGAGACGAATATGGGGCCGATGTATTTTGCGCCTACTAAGAACAAGACAACAGACCAGAATCTTTCTGATGCATTGGAACTTTTATCTTACGGTGTGACCGGTGAAAATTCCGTTACGATCTATTGCTACGAGGCAAAACCTACCGTTGATATTACGGTTCTTGCAGATGGGAGGATTTGATTATGGGTATCATTTCTGGCCCTATCGGTAAAGGGCTTTCGTTATTTAAACTGAAACAGGCTACGGCTAATGCTGACGACGTCTTAAAGGGCGTCACTTTTTTTTCTAAGGATAAAATCCTGAAAACCGGAACCTTGGAATTGACAGGTAATGCCGCGGCAGGCGATTTGCTTTCCGGGAAAACAATGTATACGACCAATGCCAAGAGTAAAATCACAGGCACGATGGTCGATAGAGGTAACTGGGGTGCAAATCTATCTCCTGGTGGCAGTGTGACAATTCCAGGTGGTAAGCATGGCGGTAGCGGGAAAGTCACAGCGAGCAAGGACTACGCTGGGCGGTGTATCTATGCTAGTGCACATGTCGGGCCAGGCACCACTGGCGGTGACGGCACGCAGGATTTGGAGCAAGTGCTGTACAGCGACGGCGCGTGGGTAACAAGCGCCAGTGCATGGGGCTGTACATTCGTAAAATCTGGCACAGTACGGATAAGAGGCAATTATAACAAGGCTGATCCGAATCGTACACGCTACATTACGATTGGAGGTACAACCCTGCTGTCGTTGGGGGCGGGAACCAGATATGGTTATTCGTTTGATAAAACTGTCAGAGTAGCCAATGGTACGACCCTGTCAGTAACCGGTGACACATTCCGACTTAATGATGCGCTTTGGATTACGATTGAAATTGCATAAGGAAGGAGAAACACCATGAAGCTGATCGATGCAACCTGGAAGAGAGGCAAGGACGTGGACGGTATGAGCGATTCGCATACCTTTGCACCCATGTCGGTTCTGTATGTGACCGACCCGGAGGCAAAGCACAAATTCTACATTGCCAACGAATCCGGCCAATTTGTGGGCCAGTAAGGAGGGTTCCAAATGGACTTGAAAGCAATTCAAGCCGCGCTGATTTTCGGCGGCGGCAAGGCAGACACATCGTCCGGCATCCCCCTCAGCTACTTGCAGATGACCATTGACCCTGACACAGGGCATCTGCTGTACGGCTGCACTGATGACCTGAAAGATACTCTCGAGTTTTCCATCGTAAACAACACGAATCTGGAGGTGCAAATCCATGTCTGATACTTACACCAAAGACCTGGGCGCAGTTACCGCTTATGCCGACGCCAAAGCGCACGGCTACACTGGCACGCGGGAGGAGTTCGGCCAACTGTTGGCGAACGCAGGAATCAACTTGCAGGAAGCCAAAGAAGCTAAGGAATCTGCCTAGAACAGCGCCAACGCTGCTGCAAAATCGGAGGCAGCGGCCAAGGACAGCGCTGTCAAAGCCGCCTTCGATGCCGCCGCTAACGTGGACAGCACCTTCCTGTCCCTTTATACCCCCGATACTATGGAGACTTTCACCGGGAACCCCATCACGTGCTATCCGGGTAAGGGCAGCCCCCTGGCAGTGACCGTTCAGGGCAAGACTACCCAGGCGGGCGAAGGCGAGGCCAGCCCGGATAATATCCGTGCGTTGAGTGGGCTGGGGGAAAGCGGCACCTTGACGCTGACTGCCGAGGGCGGCGAGACCCGCACCGTGGAGATTCCGCTCGCCGAACCGCTGTACACTGGGGACGACGTGGCGCTTGACGATGAGGGCAAAGTCGTGGAGACGCACCGCGCCATCAAACTGACCGTGGACGGCAGCGAGAACTGGATACAGTGGACGAACCCGCGGAATGCGGCGGATATCACGGTGCCCGGCACCATTGCTACCATTGATGATATTCTGTGTAGCCATTACAGCCCGCAGGCGGGCGCTCTCAATCCTGACCCGAAGCCACTCAAGGTTTACATTAACACAACCGCCGAGCCGGGCAAAACGCGAATCATCATCCATTATAGTAGTTTCAAGACGCTGGCGCTGTTCAAAGAATACCTGAAAGCCCAAGCCGACGCGGGCACGCCGGTAACGTTCGTGTACAAGGTGAAGGCCGCAACTCCTACCGTAACGGAGCAGACCGTCACGCCCCTGCGTGCCATCCCCGCGGAGGACGGCAACTGCACCGTCAGCGGTGAGGGCGAGATGACTGTCAGCTACCGCACCCCTGTCAGCAGCAAAATCCGTGAGTTTGAAAAGCGCATCGCCGCTTTGGAGGCGAAGGCATGAGGCTGGCAAACATTTTCTACGGTCGCGTGCAGGTCGTGTACAGCTGGGGCGGTATGTAAGTTGACACCCACAACAAAAATCCATCATAAAAAGTCAGGAGGTGAATCAAAATGGAACCTTGGATTCAAACTTTTATAACCATTCTTCTCACCGTTCTGGCCTCCGGAGGATTTTGGAGTTTTCTGCAATATCGTAGTGAGCGGACCAACAATTGGAATAAGCTTACCTTGGGACTAGCCCACGATAGAATCGTGTTCCTTGCCGACAAGTATATTGCCAGAGGTTATGTCACCCGCGATGAGTATGAGAACCTTCACGATTACCTGTATGTCCCGTATCACGCCTGCCATGGAAATGGAACGGGGGATAAGGCGATGAAGCAGGTAGACGCGCTTCCCATGCATGAACATTCTATTGAAAAATAGGAAGGAGTAGTGTAAAATGAGTAACAAGACTTATGATATCCTGAAATGGATTGCTTTGGTGATGCTTCCGGCAGCCAGTGCACTGTACTTCGGTCTGTCCCAGGTTTGGGGCCTGCCGTATGGTGAGGAAATTGTAGGCACGATTAGTGTGATTGACACATTTCTCGGTGCACTGCTTGGCATCAGCAATGTGAATTATAACAAGCAGAACGAAGCCAACAGTAGTAAGTAAAGTTGGTTCAGTTGTACTTTATTCCTACATTTTGCTGAATATTTGACGTATCTACGCACATATTATTCTTTACATTAAACGCTATTTGGAAGTTCAATAAGAGTAATTTGACGTAAATACGATGGAATGTTAGTTGTTAAGAGCGGTAAAGAGGGATACTCTTTGGCTTATTCATACCTTATTTGTATAAGCCCCAATCCCCACAACTGCTCACAACTAACATTCCATTTTATTTTTATTTTATCTTTTCAACTTCTTCGATGAACCACCCGATGTCTCGCTTTGTGTAAATAGATTCTGTGATATCATCGATTCTATGCCCGACAATTCGTTTAAGTGCGTATTCGTCCATCTTTGCTTTCTTAGCCTGCGTCACAAATTGTAAACGACCATCGTGCGGCTTGTGCTCGGGATTCATTCCTAAAATCGAAACTGCATTTTGGAATATAGCTCGATAACCGTTATAATTCAATTGGCATTTGTTCTGAGTACCTTCCGGAATATAGTTAAATACATATTTGCTGTTAATGGCCACCGCATCATCGTAATACTTTTTTACAATATTGTATATTTTGTGGTGTATTGGTATGATGCGATTTTTACCATTTTCCGTTTTCATTCCTCCGATAAAGTAGCGTTCGTCGAGGTGCATATTTTCTACTAAAATATTTCCAATTTCGCTGGGGCGCATTCCGGTATAACATTGGAAGATAATCAAATCCGAATAGGGAATGGCATCAAGATTGGCCCACAGCTTTTCGATTTCTTCGGAAGAAAAATCCATATGATGTGTTTTGGTGGTAAGGTCATCCTTGAATTTGAATGCTCTTGCACAATTCTTTTCTAGTAATTCGTTTTCGATTCCGTAGTCTAACAATTTGCCAAACAGTGTCTTAATTGTGTTTCGTACGTTTACGGATGCGCCTCGTGTTCCGTAACCGTCAGTAACGGACGATTCATACATACAAAATTTAATATGATGTATTTTTAGCTCCCGTATAGGAAGATTGTAAACATTCGAGCAATACTTCCATGCGGATTTATATGCTTTTGGATTAGCAATGGTGGGATAAAATTCACTCGACCATCTATCATATAGTTCTTTTACAGTGACATCTTTCGAGAAGTCAAACGGATTCTTATTGTACTCCATCAACGCCTGGTAAGCATCATTGTACGTTTCAAAATAGGCCTGTGGTTTTAGCAATTTACAAATAGGTTTTCCTTCCGGTGTCTTAGCAACAGTCACCATGGCACGGAACGGCTTTCGCAGCGCTTTCCCTTTGAGTTCGGTTATCTGACCGAATCCATTGGGGAGGCGCTTTCTTTTATTACTACGGGGTTTTCGTACTCGTGTAGCTTCGGGTTTCATCGGATAGCCACAGTGAGGGCACGATATAGCTTTATCGCTGACTTGAAGGCCACATTCTGGGCATTTTATTAACATCGTTATCGCCTCCTTCAGCCCTATTATATACAAAGGTATATGAATAGTCAACTCCTACACTGAAAGTTTGGTACGCAGGTGACGTAGTTCTATGCTAGATTAAATACATCCTAATTGATGCGCGTCGAAATGGATAAATTTACATGTATAGAACTGCAAAGGAGTACGCATGATTATACCAGAATTTGGACAAGGTTCTGTGCCTATTGTCGTAGCAGCGAGAGTTTACGGCAAAGATGCTTCATGGATTCGCGCTGGGATTATCGCTGGTTGGCTGCCTATTGGCGTTGCGACGAGAGATGGGATTCAGGTTACGAGTGTTGACGACATCAATTCGAGACAAGGCCGTATCAACTATTATATTTCACCAAAAAGACTATGGGAAGAAACAGGATACGTTTGGAAAGGGGAGCACGTATGAGTACCGTATTACGTCCAACGCTTTCTGATAACAACCCTTATCATATCCCAAAACATCGATATTATGAGCTTAAACACTTCTGCTTACAGTATCCCGATTGGAAGCGTGCCTATGCTGAAATTGACGCCATGGCTAGAGGTGATGCATTTGAGAGAACATCCAAAACGAATAAAGTAATCAATGTCACTGCTGATTGTGCCGAGGCAAAACTTTACTATCAAATCAGAATGGATATGGTTCAACGGTGCGCTGAGTTGGCCGACCCTGTGCTTGCTCCGTATATCGTGAAAGCAGTGACTTCTAATCTAAGTTACGATTATCTCAAATCTAGGTTAGACATCCCAGCATCGAAGGGAACCTATTTCGATCGGTATCGCAAGTTCTTTTGGAACCTGAGTAAGGCGCGAAATTAACATCTGGTCATATGGAGGTGATGTCAAAATGACAAAAGAAGAATTCAGAAATTTGAGTATTGGGGATATCGTAACGCTAAACGGAAGATGCCACGGGAACAAAGGTATTCGTTGTGTTGTCGATTATATGATTGACGATAGAATACATGTGTACACCTTGGATGGTACTGATTCGCTTAGCATTATTGGTGGCATGATGACAAACTGGAATGAGATTTCTTACAAATCAGCAGATATCATTTGACACGAATTGACTCTATGGCAACATAGGGTCTTTTCTTTTTGCGCAAGTTTTTCATACCCTATTATGGAAGGATATTCCGAATAAATTTTTGTAAAAGGAGATTATTATGAATAACGAATGCAAAGTTATCGATTTTAAGAAAGCTGAAAAGCGTGCGAAATTTAACGATTTCAAGAATAACGTTAAGACGAAAATTGGCGATGCTTGGTTTTGGTTAGATCAAAACAAAGAATTGGTTATGGTAATTGGCCCAGCTTGTTTGGGAGGTGTTGGTATGCTTACAAAGTGTATCGGCAAGAACATCAATCTGAAAAAAGAAGCCACGAACAAGGATTTGTATTGCTACGATCGGAGCCTTGGTTGCTATTTGCATCTGAAACGGAAGCTGAACAACAACGATTTCGTACAAATCAATGCTCGAAAAAGAAACGGTGAAAAACTCGTTGATATTCTTAATAGCATGAATTTATTAAGATGAATCTGATTAGACCTTATGGCAACATAGGGTCTTTTCTTTTTGCGCGAAATAATCTACTCCTACTATGGCAAACAATAAAATATTTTGGAGGTAATTGTTATGAAACTTATCCCTGTTAATGGTGTGCCGGAAAAGACTACTCGTAGTGAGTATCTGAAAGCAGGTCAAAAGGCCGTTGAGGAATTCAAGAAGATTCCGGAGAAAGTCGTTGAAGTGACTTTCACGAAGGAAGAATACGCGAACCCCTATTCGGCCATGGGCATTGTTAGACAGATTATTGACCGCGATTGTCTGAATATGGTAACCATTATGAGAGATGGAAAGATGTATCTCGTGAAACTTTATTGATTGGAGGATAGGCCTCGTGGAAACACGTGGTCTTTTCTTTTTGATTTTGGGTACGCAGGTGACACAAATCCGTGTTATATTCATATCGTAAAATTTCCCGGGGTGGAAATTTCGAGAAAACTGTTTAAGGAGGATCTTATGCAATATGTAATCGTACTGGTAGTGTGCGGTTTACTGGCTGCTCTTGTAGGGTTTGTCGGTGGAAGTTGTTGGATGCGAGAACGCTTTACCAAGAAGTACACAATAGGCGAATTGCGAGTGGACCATTCGGACGAGGATGGTCCTTTTTGTTTTATGGAAGTCTATCCCAACTGCGGAGACTTCATTGATCGAAAGGCGGTTATGCTGATTGTAAGAAAACAGGACTTCCTTCCGCGAAAATGACAGACAGTTATATGGAAACCCAAATTATATTTTAGGAGGACTATTTATGAAAAGTTTGAAAACTGTAAATCAGATGGCATTTGGCAACCATCAGCTGAAGAATTTTGGCTTGGGTTCGCTCTTGGCCGGGGCTATTGCAACTATTTGTGGTTTGGTCGCGGTAAGGGCGAGCGAAGTTAATTTCTATGCTGAGGATGAGCAAGTCCAGTCTCAGATGCAGAAATTGAACGACGCTTTTATGGACGCCGTCGAAAAATAACTAGGGCTTCAAAAGACCTTATGGCAACATAGGGTCTTTTCTTTTTACGCTGATATTTCACTCTCTAATATGGAACCTATCACATTTTTGAAAGGAGAAATTCAAATGGATACTAATTCGGAACTGTTGAACAAACGTATCGAGGAAACTCTTACAGCATTACCTGGTATGGAAGCAGGGGAGCGTGAGAAACGAGTCAAGGAACTCGATTCGTTGTACAAGCTCAGAATTGAGGAGGCAAAGAACGAGAGGGAAGCCAAACAAAAAGGCGCTGAACATCAAGATCAGGTCTTTAAGGAACAGGCTGAAGCTTGCGAACGCAAAATCAATTTCTGGGCACGCATGGCGTTCGATGCAATGTCACTCGGATTACAGCTCGCGGCTTACCGCTGCTTCATTAAAGCTGGTTTTGAGTTTGAGAAGACCGGTACGTTCTGTTCAAAGACATTCCGCGATGTTACAAGCGGATTTATGAAATTCATTAAGAAGTGAGGTTATAGACCCTATGGAGACATGGGGTCTTCTTTTTATCAAAATGCGATACTTCACCGAAATGCCCAAGAATTATACAACAATGTTTGGCGAGACATACATCTGTGACCATCCGATTTATAACCGCTGCACACTGTACAAAATCGGAACTAAAGGCGTAGCCGTGATTCAACAACGATACGATAGTGAAACCAAGCATACCTACTGGACCGAGATAGACCCATGGATTCGTGATATTTTGTACCTTGCACCTGGATTCAAAGATTTCTTTAACGAATATGCAGGTGAACCCATCGACACATTGTATCCGACGGTCAACGTCCGGCAAGTGATGTGGCGTCTACGACTAAAGCCTCTCAAAAAAGAACGATGGGAAACAGTCTTTGACAGGAAATGCTTATAATTCCGCACTTTTTGCATTCCGTAATATGGAACAAATGAAAAGGAGAAACTATTATGATGAATGTAATTCGTGAACTTCTTGAAGAAACTCATGCCGAAGGTTGGACATGGAAAAACTGGATGGCGTGTTTCTTGCAAGCGGTTTACGGCTCATTGACCATCGTGGCACTCTTGTGGTTCATGATGTTAGTTTTAGGGGGCTAAGCGCTCCCTATTATTTTTCTCGCGAAAATCGCAGATTCTAATATGGAAACAGTGTAGCTCAATCTGGCAGAGCGCCGAGACTAAATCTCTCGGAGATTGCGAGTTCGAATCTCGTCCTGTTTCTTTTTGTTTTATATTTTTGCAAAGGAGACTTCCAAATGAAATTCGATCGTCAGCTAGTTGAGCAAACATTTCGTCAGACTGTGAAGTTTGTCGAGAAGCAGTCACCGACAATTCTTACTGGCCTTGGTGCAGCCGGCGTTCTGACCACAGCGATTATGGCAATCCGAGCGACACCTAAAGCTCTCGCCATCATTGAGGAAGAGAAAGTGCGCCGGGCCAGAGATGGAGAGAACGAAAAGCTGAAACCTATGGAGGTCGTGACAAAGTGCTGGAAGTGCTATGTACCTACCGTCTGCATGGGCGCTGTCACGGTTGCCTGTGTCATCGGTGCTAACTCAATTAACCTCCAGCGCAACGCCGCCCTGAGTTCCTTATATTCTGTGTCGTCGGCCGCCCTCAAGCAGTACGAGGACAAAGTCGTGGATACTGTCGGCGAGGAAAAGAACTCCGAAATCAAGCAGGCCATCGCTAAGGACCGTATCGCTTCCGCGCCGCACACTGATATTTCGCTGAGTAATACCAATGACGTTGTTGTCTACGATTGTTTCAGCGGTCGCGAATTTGCCTCGAGCATCAACAAAATTCAGGCGGCGGTCAATGCTCTGAATTACGACATCGTGACTTCGAGTGATTGGAAGAGTCTGAACGAGTTCTACGGTGAAATCGGTCTCCGCGACATCAAGCCTGGCGATGGTCTGGGATTCGGCACTGACAATCTTATTGAGCTTGATTTCAGCGGTCAGCTCGACGACAATGGCCGACCGGTTGTGGCTATGGATTACAAAGTTATGCCGAAGCCTAAATACTGGGAGGGCTATTGATATGTGCTCCTATGCTAAACTCGTCACGTTCGCAAGGATGGTTGACGGCAAACCCGTGTACGAGGAAGGGCGGCTGTGCTCTATCAAAGTTGAGCGATGCCCGGACCCTTCAAAATTTCGTGAATGCGAGTGTTTAAGAAAGGATGCTCCCGCGAAAAAAGCACCCGCTTATGTGGAAAGGAGGTAAAACTATGGTACCGAAAATCAAGATTTCGATGGTTTTTAACATTCTTGCCATGGGATTGACTATGGCTGGCGCAGCATTGAGCCAATACACGGCCATGAAGGAATGGAAGGATGAAATGACCGAGAAAGCGGAAAACGAGGCCAAACAGTTGACCGATTCCGATAACTAAGAGCATAGGCCCTGTGTGAACACGGGGTCTTCTCTTTTATATTTGAAGGGAGGAGTACGATGTGACTTCTGTTGTTGTAACCATCGAGTGTCCGCTCGAAAAAGAAATGTACGATTTACGGGATAAGCTCTGCACAACGTTCAGTCTTTTATATTCTGAACTTTTTACGGACAATCACATCATTGTCAATACAAGCGACGATCGTAACGATGGAACTAAAAACACTGTTGTGGTCATTCTCAAAGGAACCGAAGCAATTAGCGCTTATCCTGTTGTTCAGAAATTCATGAAGTGGTACGGGGCATGAATCGGGCACTTGAACTGCAAATTCTCGACGAATTTGAGGATGAGCACTACTTTCAGCCGGAAGCAAACTGGCCGAAGTATGAATTTGCTTACCGAAGCTGTTGCAGATGGGCTATTTCAGAAATTCGAAAATCTTTCAAGGCTCGTCCAGAAACTAGTGTGATTGATATTTTGAGCGACCTATATGCCGACATGGAAACCGCCATGGCCGAGGCTGACGAAACTCAAAGATTCAATGGCGTATCTGTCCCAGCATCGGTAATCTTTTCAGTAGGCCGCGAAATGACCGAGATTGTTGCAGGATTATATTTGTAAAGGAGAATCCTTATGAAATTACTTAAACCGCTGAACCTCAAGGGGGCGGCAAAGAGCCTCCAAAAGACTGCCATCAAGCAGGCCCCAGCGCTGCTTACGATTATGGGTATCAGCTGTATGGTATCGTCTACGGTCCTAGCTGTACGAGCAACACCGAAAGCTCTCCTGCTAAAAGAAAAGGCAGAAATGGAGAAAAACGGTGATATTTCTGCTTACCAGGAGGCCCAGACTCTTACTCCGATTGAACTCGTGCAAACCTGCTGGCGTTGCTATGCTCCTGCGTTCATCGCCGGAACAATTGGCGCAGCCTGCTTGATTGGAGCTAACAGTGTTCATTTGAGACGAAATGCAGCACTGGCAGCGGCCTATGCCTTATCTGAATCTTCTTTCAAGGAATACAAAGATAAGGCATTGGAAGTCGTAGGAGAGAAAAAAGAGAATGATATTCGCAATGCGGTCGCCCAAAACGATGTTCAGAAGAACCCTCCTGTTGAATCGGCAGTCATCGATACCGGATTCGGAAACAATTTGTGTCGAGACCCTATCTGTGGCAGATATTTCCGCTGTGACATTGAGAAGCTGAAAAGCAGTCTGGCTGAGTTGAATCTGAAACTCGTGACTGACGGATGGGTGTCACTGAACGACTACTACGACCTTCTGAATCTTCCTGAATGTGATATTGGAGACGATCTTGGTTGGAGTTTGAACGAAAACCGCGAGGTGGTCAAGTTGCGACTCAGTGCTCAGCTGGCCGAGAACGAATCTCAGACGCCATGTATGGTAGTAGCATTCCAGCATGGCCCAATCTATAACTACGACAAAATCTAACCACGCGAAAAACACAGCTACTAATATGGAAGTAATTCCAATAATTTATATTTACAAAAGGAGTAATTGAAAATGGAAAACGAGGAAATTATGATGAACGAAACTTCTACTGAGGACATGGTTCCTGTGGAGGATAACGCTCTTGTCAATACCGAGTCTGGTTATGAGGAAAGCTCAGAGAACAGCTCTATCGCTGCCAAAGCAGCACTCGCAGGTGCTTGTGCAATGGCCGTCGTTGGGACGGTGCATGTGTTCAAACACTACGTTGTGCCTGCCGCAGTGAAAGGGTGGAACTTTGTGGCATCCAAAATCAGCAAAGGTAAGACTGTCGAGGCGGAATCCACGGAAACTACCGAAGAGGAAGCGGAGGACACTGTAACGGAGTAATCCACAATTCCGGGTAAATAAGGAATTTATCTAAAGCCAAGGCTTATGGAAACATAGGCTTTTGGCTTTTCTTTTTGCTTTGAAAGGAGAACAAAGCTATGAGTTTCTTTAAAAATGCAGCAGTCTTTACTTCTGGTGTCATCGTCGGTGTAGCTGGTTTGACTGCATTCGTAGGGTACCAGGCATTCAAGATGCTCAAGAAAAACGACGTACTGTACAGCGCCGTTGAGGATAGTGTCAAGGCGGGGGTGCATGCCGGAGGAAATGAGTTTGGAAATAGGTTTGGTAAGATTGTAGCAGACTGGCTGTTTGATAAACCTAAACCAACCGTCCACGCCAAGAGTCAATTTTCGTATCAAACCAATGGTACGATGACTCCCGAATATGACATACCTGTATATGGAAATCGCGTCAAAGCGGAAAGCCTTTTAAATTCGATGAAGGACGTAATCAAGCAGTATGGATTTGTGTCTATTGGCGATCTGTATGATGCAGCGGGTGTGCCTAGTAAAGACTATCAATTTAACAAATATGGATGGACGAATTTAGATGACGCTATGATCATTCATACAGCTCTTGGCTACACCTTGGCATTACCTGACGTCCGTCGCGAATAAAAAGGTGATTCTATGAATCGTTATATTTTCAGAGGTCAGGTGCTTGATCAGTTTGGTAGCATCATTGACCGACATTGGAGAGGGGAGACTGTGGCCGCGTCTATTGGCAAGGCAAAGTCAAATCTTAACTACCAATGGAAGAAAGCTCACAACTATCCATCCGGAGCAAAAGTGGTTCTGGATGGAAATTATATCTCCGAAGAACTCGAGAAGGGAGCATGACATGGCAGAACTTGAATTTCCCAACAATTCCCATGCAGCGCGCAATGGAAAGGCGGCGACCTCTGAAAAGCCACGTGTGCAGAAGGTTGTTACAGGCAACACAAAACTGAAAAAGAAAAGCGAGGCCCGCAAATTCGCTGATATTTTCATCAGTGACGACATCGAGAGCGTTCGAAACTATGTGTTCATGGACGTTCTGGTGCCAGCAATCAAGAAAGCTGTGGTTGATATCGTCTCAGATGGTATCAACATGATTATCTATGGCGATACATCAAAGAGGACAACTTCGAGTGGTTCTCGCTTTGCCTATAACTCATGCTTTAACGGAAACGGCCGTCCCGAGCCACGCACCACCGTTAGCAACCGCACCGGTCTTGACTATGAATCTCCGATTCTGGCAAGCCGTATCGATGCCGAGGAAGTGCTGAGCGCTCTGGAAGATATTATCGACCAGTATGGTTTTGCCTGTGTCAGTGACCTGTATGATGCTTGTGGTCTGACAACCTCGAACTATCAGCTAAACAAATTCGGCTGGCAGAACTTGGCTATGGCATCGGTCGTCCGAGTACGAGATGGCTATATGCTGAAATTGCCTAAGGCCACGGCCCTGTAAGGAAGGAATGATATTTATTGAGTTGCAAAGCCCATTGAAATACTTAGTGACCGAGGACATGCCTGAAGAATCCAGAACCGACGTCAAGCGATACAGCCAAATTGTAGCGCATATGGAAAACACATTTCTTCGCAAGAACCATGACTACGGCAATTCATTTCATACGACATGGAAAGAATTTGGCGATAAAGGAATTGTTACAGGTGTTGCCCGAATCTCCGACAAGTACCATCGGCTGCTGAACTTGTCTCTGGGTACCGAACCATTCGTCGACGAAAGTATCGACGACACGCTTATGGATATGGCTAACTACTGTATCATGACCCTCATGGAACTTGAGAAAGACCGTTCCAAGAATTCCGACAAAACCGAAAAGGAGTAATCAACTATGAAATTCAATGATATTTTAACCAAAGCCAATCGTGCGTTTTCCATGACCAAACTGAAAGTTGCCAAGCACAGCCCGGAGATTCTTATGGTTGCAGGTGTTGTGGGCACTGTGACTGCCGCAGTTCTGGCCTGCCGTGAGACTACCAAAATTTCCACGATTCTGGATGAAGCAGGTGCCACCGTAGATGCAATTCATGACTGCATCGAGAACCCGTCTCATGCGGAGAACTATACCGCAGAGGATGGCCGTAAAGACCTGCTCATTACCTACACTCAGACAGGTGTGAAGCTGGCTAAGCTCTATGCGCCTGCTGTTCTGCTGGGCGGTGTCTCAATCGCGGCAATTCTGGCAAGCAATAACATCCTCCGCAAGCGTAATGTTGCACTTGCTGCCGCGTTCGCTTCCGTCTCCGAGAGCTTCAGCTCCTACCGTTCTCGTGTAATCGATAAGTACGGCAAGGATGTTGATTATCAGCTGCGCATGGGCCCCACCGAGAAGGTTGTCCAGGAAACCGTCACCGACGATATGGGGAATGAGAAACAGGTTGACAAAATCGTCAAAGCCTGCAATCCTCTTGGCTCTCCTTACGCTTTCCTGTTCGATGAGTGCAACCGCAACTGGCAGCGTCAGCCTGAGTACAATCAGATGTTCCTCAATGCGCAGATGAACTGGGCAAATGATATTCTGCGGACTCGCGGGTACATCACTCTGAATGAGGTTCTGGATAGCATTGGTATTGACCCGACGCCTGCCGGCTTCGTCGTTGGCTGGGTCTACAAAGACGGCAAAAACGAAAATGGAGACACCTTCGTTGATTTTGGTCTCGATGCTGATAGCGAGAATGTCAAGTATTTCCTCTCCGGCGATGAGCCTTCTGTCTGGCTGGATTTCAATGTTCAGGGCAACATCATGAATCTGATTTAAGGAGAACGTCATGACCCTTCAGGAATTTCAAACGAAAATCCCAGAAATCAAGCGTAAAGTTGATAGCGGAAGTATTAAAGCAGTAATTGTATGGGACCCTCAAGATCCTATTGGTAAAACAACCGCTGTAAAAGCTCTAAAAAACGCCGACATTCTTACCTACGAGGCATATGAGGTACTCGTGATTAAATTAGAAGCCCCACACGATTAAACGCTAATTGTATCCAAAGGAGGAATCTGCAATGTTGAACTTTATCTCTTACACTTTCGCCACTATCGCCGGTATGTTCTTGGCCGGAGGAATTGCGGTACTCTCCGGAGGAAAGGAGAAATAAATGGAGGGCCTTGACAACATCATTGCCATGATCGATTACATGCTCAATACAAAACGTAAGCGCCACATCGTAGGTGGTATCCTGATTAGCATGTCGGCCATATTTGGAGGACTGGCAATTACCGCTATGACAATCAAGCAGGAGGATGAAGAAGAGTGAAAAAACATTTATATTTCGGTCTCGTTATCGGGGCGGCTGTGGCTGGTGCTGCGGCCGCTTTCTATTATGTTAAGGATTCGGAACGAAAACGAGCTGAGGAAGAAATCGCCACGATGCGAGAATATTTTGCCCGTAAAGAACAGGAAGCGAATTTAACCCGCGGCATGACGGGCATGACTGCCGAACACGCTCCGAAAGACGAAACTTCTGAAAAGAAGCAGAAATCCAAGGAAATCCGCGATTACCAGAAAATTGTGCGTGAGAAGTACAAGCAGAAGCAGGAATCAGCTCCCGAAGGTCCGGTAGTTATCAGCCCAGACGAATTTGGAGAAAATCCTGGATATGACTCTTTGAGCATGACATTCTATGCCGACAATATTGTCGCCGATGAAAACGATGATATTGTCGAGGATGTCAATGACTGCATCGGGTTTGAGAGTTTGGCCCACATCGGCGAATACGAGCCTGATATTCTGTATGTCCGCAATGACCGTTTGCGCGTATATTACGAGATTACTCGCGACCTGCGCAACTATGCGGATGTGGCGGGGGAGCTGCCGCATCGACTGGAGGTAACTTGACTATATGACAAAAAATGAGACGACTGCGGCCTATTTCGAATGGATGTGCGGTCTTGTGTGTGTCGGTTATCGACGAGATGGGCGCAGCTATAAGAGGTTGCTGCACCGTCTCAACGAAATCGACTTTCGATTCAGCATTGCAATGGATGCGAACCGAGAGGCTGATGGTCTTGATATGCGCTATCGTTTTGGCAACGAGAAGCATGTGCAGGATTATATTGTAAATCGGTATCTCGACGATCATCCATGCAGTGTTTTGGAAATGATGGTGGCTCTTGCGAATCGTTGTGAGGAAACCATTATGGATGACCCGGAATACGGTGACCGCCGCGATCAATGGTTCTGGGGCATGATTGAGAATCTTGGCTTGATGGGCATGGATGATTCTGTTTACGACGAAATGTATGTGGATGAGAAAATCTATGCCTTCATGAACCATGAGTATTCCCGTAATGGGAAAGGTGGACTGTTCTATGTTCACAGACCGTATAACGATATGCGCCGGGTTGAAATCTGGACGCAGCTAAACTGGTATCTTGATGAGGTGGAATAAAATGAAAATCGAAAAGTTTGTATCCAACAATATTGTGCACGTTGTCAACACCAATGCAGACGCACTTGCGAAAGTCTGTGCAAAACTGAATCACGAGGTCAAGTATCAGAGTTGTATCAATTTGGGCCTCTGGGTTTTGAGTGTGGTTCTTCTTCAAGTCAGTGCGTTGAGCAATAAACAAATCGATAATCTTCGTGCCCAGAATTTGTTGCTGGCCGAGGAAATCGACAAACTCAAGGCTGAAAAGAATACCGCTGTGGAGGAGACGGAGATGTAATGCTGGATTTTCTTCAAATTGCCACCCGCAAAAGCAAAAAGGGGGTGGTTGAACTCTATCCCAAATTCGTATTGAAAACGCGTTCCACTGATTTGATGATTCGCGGTGGGGATTTCTATGCAATTTGGGTTGAGGACCGTGGGCTTTGGTCAACAGATGAAATGGATGCGGTTCATCTGATTGACCAAGCACTTGACAAATATGCGGACGAACATGACCTCGGTGAGGACTATCGTATCCTCCATATGTGGGATGCCGAATCCGGTATGATTGACACTTGGCATAAATTCTGTCAAAAACAATGCCGCGACAATTTTCATATGCTGGACGAGAGACTGATATTCTCCAATATCGATATTAAAAAGACCGACTACGCATCTAAACGGCTTAACTATCCGATTGAAGAATGTCCGACTCCTGGCTGGGATAAGCTGCTCTCTGTATTATATTCTCCGGAAGAACGCCACAAAATTGAGTGGGCTATCGGCTCTATCGTTACCGGTGATTCCAAAGAATTGCAGAAGTTCATGGTCCTGTATGGTCCGCCAGGTAGCGGCAAGTCCACGGTCTTAAACATCGTCCAGCAGCTATTCGAAGGATATTACTCGGTATTCGACGCCAAGGCCCTCGGCAGTTCGAGCAATTCCTTTGCGTTGGAGGCATTCAAGACCAATCCTCTGGTTGCCATTCAACATGACGGAGACCTTTCTCGTATCGAAGATAACACTCGTTTGAACAGCCTTGTATCACATGAGCTTATGATCGTGAATGAGAAATTCAAATCGGCCTATGCAAATCGATTCAAGGCTTTTCTCTTTATGGGTACTAACAAACCTGTGAAGATTTCAGATGCGCGCTCCGGTATTCTGCGTCGTCTGATTGACGTGGAGCCGACAGGGGAGAAGCTCAGTGGCAAAGAGTATCGTCTGGCCATGAAGCAGATTCCATTCGAGCTTGGCGGTATTGCGAGTCATTGTCGTGATATTTACCTTGAGGACCCGGATTTCTACGACGACTATGTACCTGTCAATATGATGGGTGCATCCAATGACTTCTACAACTTCGTGAGCGATTCTTATGGGATATTCTCGAAAGAAAACTCAACCTCGCTGAAAATCGCCTACGAGATGTATAAGAATTACTGCGAAGATGCCAAGGTCGGCTACCCATACAACAAGCGCCTCTTTAAAGAGGAACTGAAGGCCTACTTTGATATTTTCGAGGAAAAGCACACAGAGGACGATGGCAGTATAGTCCGAGGCTGGTATGAAGGATTCCGAATCGATAAATTTGACGGTTCTTCCGACAAGCAAGTCCCTGTACAGAAAGAGGAAAGGGCACCAATTGACTTTTTGGAGCAACACTCTCTGTTCGATGATATTTGCGGAGATTGCCCTGCACAGTATGCAAACGAAAATGAGACACCCTTGAAAAAATGGGAGAACGTGAAAACCAACCTCAAAGATTTGGATACCAGAAAGCTGCATTATGTCAAGGTTCCGGAAAATCACATCGTCATTGACTTTGATTTGAAAGGAGAAGACGGTAGAAAATCGTTCGAGCGCAATTTGGAAGCGGCTGCCAAGTGGCCTAAGACCTATGCAGAACTTTCCAAATCAGGCAAGGGCATTCACCTACATTATATTTATAGCGGAGACCCTGTACAACTTAGCCGTATCTATGATGACGATATCGAAGTGAAAGTCTTTACCGGCAAAAGCAGCCTACGTCGAAAGCTCACCAAATGCAACAACCTTCCGATTGCGACCATTAGTTCCGGTTTGCCATTGAAAGGAGATACAAAAATGGTGAATTTTGAAGCTGTTAAAAATGAAAAAGCTATCCGAACACTCATCAAGCGAAATCTGAACAAGGAATACCATGCAAATACCAGGTGCAGTGTGGACTTCATCAAGAAAATACTGGACGATGCCTATAACTCCGATGCAACCTATGACGTAAAGGACCTGTACAATGCTGTTCTGAACTTTGCGGCCAACTCGACACATCAGAGGGATTATTGCATCAAACAGGTGGCGGCTATGCACTTCTCAAGCGCTGATCTTTCACCGGCTGTCAAGAACGATGAAGCACCCATTGTGTTCTTTGACTGTGAGGTCTTCCCGAATCTGTTCCTGGTCAACTGGAAGTATCAGGGGGCAGATAAAAAGGTTGTCCGCATGATTAACCCGACACCGGCAGACATGGAAAAACTCATGCGGTTCCGTCTGATTGGTTTCAACTGCCGCAAGTACGATAACCACATGCTTTATGCCCGGATGCTTGGGGCCACGAACGAGCAACTGTATAAACTGTCTCAGCGTATCATCAGCGGTGATAAGAATGCGTTCTATGGCGAGGCCTATAACATTTCTTACACTGATATCTACGATTTCAGTTCTAAGAAGCAGTCGTTGAAGAAATTCGAGATTGAATTGGGCATTCACCATCAGGAGCTTGGCTTGCCGTGGGACAAACCTGTCGCCGAAGATCTCTGGCCTAAAGTTGCCGAGTATTGCGACAACGATGTCATTGCGACGGAAGCTGTATTTGAGTCCCGTTCTGCTGACTGGGTGGCCCGACAGATTCTGGCAAGTTTGTCCGGTCTGACCGTCAACGATACTACCAACCAGCATACCACCAGAATTATATTTGGTTCGGACAAAAATCCTCAGTGGCAGTTCAATTATCGCGAGCTGTGGAAGCCAGTTCCGTATACTAAATATGAGGAACTGCGTGAGGCTTACGGACCAGATTACGATTTCCGTGTTTGGAACGAGAAGGGTGAACCTCAGTACCGCAGTTATATTCCAGGTGAGGAGCTACCTGCCGGATGGTCGATTCTGCCGTTCTTCCCAAATTATGTCTGGACAGGGTACAAATCGTACTGGGTCTATGATATTTTGGATGCCGAGCGAGCCAGGAATGATGAGGCTTATCTGAACGAACTTCTTGACGCACAAAAAGATGTTGAGATATGGTGCAAAAAGACAGGAGAAAAGCCACTAAACTTCATTGAAGAAATTCCAGAGGATGACATTTCTGAAAAACATTATAACATCATTGAAGAAGTCGGCGAAGGCGGTTATGTCTATGCAGAACCCGGTATGTACGGCAACGTCGGTCTGGATGATATTGCTTCGATGCATCCGTCGAGTCTGATTGCTGAAAAGCACTTTGGCAAATACACCAAGAACTTTGAGGACTTGAAGAACGGACGTGTGGACATTAAGCACCAGGACATTGAAGCTCTGAAGAAACTGCTGGATGGCAAACTGGTTCCGTTCGCAGAGGCTATTGTGGCCGGTACTGCCGATTATACTTGGGATGACTTGGCTTACGCGCTGAAAATTGTCATTAACTCGGTGTACGGGCTGACGTCCGCAAAGTTCAGCAATCCATTCCGCGACCCACGTAATAATGATAATATTGTAGCCAAGCGCGGCGCGCTGTTCATGGAGACGTTGAAACGTGAGGTCCAGAAGCGTGGATTCATTGTTGCCCACATTAAGACGGACTCTATCAAGATTCCGGATGTCACGGATGATATTCTCGACTTTGTAGACAAGTATGGTCGTGAGTATGGTTATATTTTCGAGCATGAGGCCACCTATGACCGTATTTGCCTGGTAAACAATGCCGTGTATATCGCAAAGTATAACCAGCAGGGCATCATCAACAAAGGCGGCAAGCACGCAGGTGAGTGGACGGCAACCGGCACGCAGTTCCAGATTCCGTATGTGTTCAAGAAACTGTTCAGTCATGAGCCTATTGAGTTCGAGGACATGTGTGAAACAAAGCAGGTATCCTCGGCAATTTACCTGGATATGAATGAAAATTTGCCCGAAGGCGAGCATGATCGTCACTTTGTCGGTAAGGTTGGATTGTTCTGCCCGATGAAGCCTGGGATGGGTGGCGGATTGCTGGTAAGAGAATCTGTCGATAAAAAGACCGGCGAAACCAAGTACGGAGCTGTTACCGGCGCTAAAGATTGGCGCTGGATGGAATCTGAAATGGTAAAACAACTCGGCAAGCAGGACGACATCGACAAGGGTTACTACAATAAGCTCTGTGACAACGCTATTCATGATATTTCCGAGTTTGGCGATTATGAGTGGTTCGTCTCCGACCAGCCGTACATTGGCCCGTGGTATGAGGATGGTCGCCCGCAGTATGAACCAGACTTACCGTTCTAAACGCACACTTTTCAGTTTCTATTATGGGATATTACCCATAATTTGAAAGGAGATTTGTAATTATGAAAAAAGCAAACATTCAGATTGGCGTTGGTGAACTGGAAAAAATTCAGGGTTCATGCAAAAGGTATGCTCTGGCTTCGGACTACATCGAAAATACTATTAAAGGCTATATCGCCGGAGATATTTGTAAAGATGATGTGCTTGAGGCCATCACTACGCTTCGCAAAGAGGTAAAAGAATCTAAAAACATCTACGACCAAATCGAGGATGCCTGCAAACGCATCGAAAGCTCTATCAAAGAGGATTAACCCACTAAAGACCTTATGGCGACATAGGGTCTTTTCTTTTTAAGGAGGAGTATGTTCTGAAGGCAAAAGATATTTTCAAAAAACTCGTCTACACGTACAAAAACAAAAGCGAGTTTCAGCTAACCGACGCAGACATTGCAAAGACCATCCGCAACATTTTCATCAAGGAAACCGAAGACCTGGTCAAAGAGCGTGACATTCACTATACCTGGCAGTTCGTGAATCTGCTAACCGAGCAAAATGACAAGTGGAATGCACTGGCCCGCATGTTCAAAAACAATTTCGGTTCATCACCAATCAATAAAAACGACTTCCGGCGTCGTGTCGTCAAAGAAGAATGGCCCATGTTTACGGCCGAAATTCCGGATATGCGCCGCGAAGAAATGCCTGAACTCAACACTATCATCAAGAAATAAAGGAGACTTACATTTATGCCGCATAATAACAAACTTGCAATCGACAATGCTCGCATCCTCTTCAAGAATTTCACCGGGAAGGACGACAAGTTCGCGCATGAAGGCGACCGGAGTTTCAGTGTCCTTATTGACGACGAAGACCTCGCCAATCAGTTGAAGAACGAAGGTTGGAACATCAAGCAGCTTACTCCTCGCGACCCTGACGAGAAGCCGAGTTATTACATCAAGGTCAAGATCAGTTATAAGGTGCGTGCCCCAAAGGTCTGGCTTCTGACGAACCACAAGCGGACACTGCTCGATGAATCGACAATCGCGACCCTCCAGTATGCCCGAATCGAGAACGCCGACGTTGTCATCAGTCCTTGGCAGTGGGATATCAACGGGAAGTCTGGTATTGCAGCCTACCTCGACACTCTGTACGTAAAAATCGAGGACGACCCGTTTGCCGAGAAGTACGCCGACTACGAAATGAACGGCAACGAGGAAGTTCCGTTCTAATTGATATTTAGGGGTGCCGAGTGGAAGCAGAGTCAAATGTCCGTAGTCACTCGACTGGGCGAGTGAATTGTCAGCAAGGAAACAGCCCCTAAGTTATATTTTTCGAAAGGAGATGTCCAGATGAAAAAGTTTACTCTCAAAGACATTTTGAGCAGTGCTGCTAAATGGGAACCACCAGAGAAACGTAAAGCAAATTCAAAAAAGCCGGCAGTGCCTAAAGAAAAGCCAGAAAAAGCAGTTAAAGTTCCTGAGAAAACCGATTACAATAAAGAATTTGTCAAGAAATTCAACAGTCTGGCTTACTCCAAGAGCAGATGGTCGGTATGGGAGGATTTCGTTGTTCTCTTTGCCTGCGCAATCTCCAATGCAGTAGACCATAGCAAAGACCACTATGATATTCGTGAGAAACGGTACTTGCGGACTATCAAAAAGTATTCCAAGTCGGAGGCAGAGATATTCCCAGAATTAGCTGCCTTGGTCGTCTGTGCACTAGATGATAACCCGGAGCAGGACTATCTCGGGAAATTATTCATGGACCTGAACCTAGGTAATGAGCACAACGGACAATTTTTCACCCCGTATAACGTATGCCAGCTTATGGCTGAAATGACCTGCGAGCCTGGGAATGATATTTTAAGTGTCAAGACTGTCAATGACTGTGCGTGTGGTGCAGGAGCAACGCTTATAGCCGGATATCATGCAATGAGGAAACTGTACGAAAAAGAAAAGCTCAACGCTCAGAACTACGTAATGATGTATGCCCAAGACATCGATGAGATTGTAGCTCTCATGTGTTATATTCAGCTATCTATGCTCGGGATTGCCGCAATGGTGAAAGTCGGAAACAGTCTTACGGACCCGATGTGTAGTGGAGATTCGACGGTGAACTACTGGTACACTCCAATGTACTTTCTTCCACCATGGAGTGACAGACGTATGATTCAAGAACTTTGCAAATTGATGAAAGGAGAACAGGGATGATCATGATAGTCTCTATAATGAAAGAGGAATGCCATTGCGGCATCACCGATTTCTACGATAATGTTGCAGCAAATATTGGTTACTTCCCGACCGAAAATACCCGCTATGATTGTAGGAAAATTTGCTGCTCCCCTGAAGTCCGTGATGAAATATTCGCACACTATCGTGAAAATGGTTGCAACGCAGAAACTATCGGATGTCTGTGGATGGACGTTGGTCCTAAAGCCAACCTTATTCCGGAAAAAAAGATTGGAAAATACGTTGTGACGGTAGAAACTGGCGCTATCTACGAAGAAGGAGAGAACAAAAATGACTAAAATTCTTGGCGGCATTCTGTTGATTGCCGCGGCTGTGATATTTGCAAGCATCCTTGCGGGACTTGCTTCCGTTGGCTGGGCCGTATTCGTTCGCATCATTATCGAGCTGCTAAAATTCATCGGTGCCTTGATGATCGCTGTACTTGGGATGGCGCTGTTGGAGGTGTGAGGAATGGGAACCGTACTGGGTTTTATATTATTCCTCGGAGGATGTCTAATGCTTATCTCTGTCATTTTTGGAGATGATATCTTTGAGTTTTTGAAGATGACAGCCTTGCTCTTAATACCCATTATACTAATGACAATAGGGATTTGGATTATGATTGGAGAAGTGCCATGATCAACCTCTATGACTTCCAAATTAAAGCCATCGAAAAGATGAAAAAAGGCTGCGTTCTATGTGGCGATGTTGGAAGTGGGAAGTCCATCACAGCGCTGTCCTACTATTACTTGCAGAACGATGGAGACCCCGAAAGTTTGCAAGGCGGAGATTATATTCCAATGGGGGACCCGCCGAAAGACCTGTATATCATCACCACTGCACGGAAACGCGATACCCACGAATGGGAACAGGAAATGTGTCGATTTCTGCTCTCTACGAATCCAGAAGTCAATCTATACCGCAATAAAATTATCGTAGATTCGTGGAATAATATTAAGAAATATGCAAATGTCGTAGATGCGTTCTTTATATTCGACGAGCAGCGTGTCGTCGGGTCAGGTAGCTGGGTCAAGGCGTTTCTCAAAATTGCCCGGCGGAACCACTGGATTCTGCTATCCGCCACACCAGGAGACACTTGGCAGGATTATATTCCAGTCTTTGTCGCAAACGGATTCTACCGAAACAAGACCCAATTCTTACAGGAACATGCTGTCTACTCGCGATACACCAAGTATCCAAAAATTGACAGGTTCGTGAACACCGGTAAGCTATGTGCTCTGCGTAATGATATCCTCGTGCCAATGGACTTCCACCGTGGGGTTCAGTTGCATCATGAGGATATTTTTTCTGATTTTGACAATTCGGCCATCAAACAAATTTGGAAAACCCGATGGAATCCATGGACAAACGAACCTATTATCAATGCCTCTGAACTGTACTATTGCATTCGGAAAGTCGTAAACAGTGATATTTCTCGTCAGGTCAAACTTCTTGAAATTTTCGAGGACCATCCAAAGATGATTGTCTTTTACAATTTCGACTATGAGCTTGATATTCTGCGAGGGATGACTTTTGGTAATGCTGCGGTTTCGGAATGGAATGGGCATCGTCATGACCCAATTCCCGATACCGACAGTTGGGTCTATCTCGTGCAGTACACAGCCGGAGCTGAAGGTTGGAACTGTATCGCCACAGATACTACGGTTTTTTACTCCCAAACCTACTCCTATAAAGTGGCCAAGCAAGCAGAGGGCAGAATCAACCGCATGAATACCCCGTTTAAAGACCTTTATTACTACCATTTGAAGAGCCGTTCGTTCATTGACCTTCGTATTGCACGGGCTTATGAAGAAAAGCGAAATTTCAATGTTAATAAGGATTATAAACGGTATTACGGCGAATACGGTTCTTGGTCGTAAAGGAGGACACAATGGTAAACGAACTTGGTATAAAAATGCTCAAGGCCATGTATCTTGCTGGCAGCCGAAACACTATAAGTCCTGCGGTGGCTGAAGCTCGCCACGTTGATCTGATTATGGAGAGCTATCAACGGCAATTTATTCGTGGTTCTATGCCGGTAGATACTATGCTTGATTCATACGAGAATTATCTTAAATCTCTTGTGGCGATAGGCGAGGCGGCCAAAAAAGTATTAGATACTGAAAAGAACATGGGAAAATTCTTTGAGACAATTTAAATCAATGGCAAAAGAATGTGACGTTCAAAAACTCAGGTGTCAAGACTGTACCTACCTCAAAAAGGTAACGGTTAAAGACCCAGAGTAACGCTACACAAAGAACTGGGTTTGTACGGCTCGGAACAATATCGAAATTCATCATGTAACCGACGATGAGTGTCTTGTTCTGAGCGAAAACTATGGTTGATATTTTGAAAGGACTTGATTGCAATGTTCGAATTTATTGTTGGCTTCATCATTGGGGCTATCGGTATGTTTTTCATGGATGGAATGGATTGTCTCAGCCGTCCGAGCAAGGATGCGCTCGAAAATCAAATTCGAGAAATCCGCGCTTGGAAACAAATTGCAAAAAACTTTGAGACTGAGTGCACCCGTCTTCATGATGAAGAGCGTAATGCTGTCCATATGGCACAATATTGGCGCGCTCGCTGTCTGAATGGGCATTTTCAATTTAAAGAAGCTTGCGACGGGGAGGGATGTCATCCGGAAGATATTCCTGAGCCAACTCGTGAGGAACAGCTTGTCAATGATATTATGGATGCTGTTGCAGTGGCAGGCAAAGAAGAAAAGACTGTTGTTTGCGGCGAGGGTGAGAAAGTGGAGGTGATTCCTGCATGAATGCTGATGTTTTTGTCATGGCCGACCGTATCAAAAAGATGCGTACTGATTACCGGGCAATGGCCGTATCAATCGACAATCTCTCGACAGTTATAACCAAATACAAAGAGGGAACTGTGGGCAGGGAGGACGTTGTAAAAGCCATCGATGACTGTCGCTTGCATCAATCCGGTGTTGAAAAGGACCTTCCGCAGATGGTGGGAACCTTTTACCGACTTGAGCGGGCTCTGTATGCTGAAAATTGATATTTGAGGAGGCAAATATGACTCGTACCAGATATACGATCACGTTTCGTAGGCCAAATAGCGATCCACTGTTCGATTCATTACGATGTTTTGTGTGTTACGATATCTCGGCCAAGAATGCAATCAAGCGCCTGAAGGATGAGTGGCCTGACGCTATTGTCATTGATATCCTGACGAAGGTGGTGACAGCAATATGAACAATCGCAGAAAAGAAGTGTTCTTTGATATTTACTGCAAGACCTGTAAGTATTACACGCAGGCCTCGTATCTGCATCCCTGCAATGACTGTCTGAATACCCCCTACAACGAGGACAGTCATAAGCCTGTCAACTGGAAAGAAGGAAAAAAGAGTGATAAAAAACAGTAAGTGTAAGGTTCTGTTCCCGAAATGCCTTTGTAATTCCTGCACTCGTAGAGAACGTGATAGGGGATGCTGCATTTTGCATCATCGTGTTTGCGGAGAGGTCAACGACGACCCTAATTCAAATCGTTGTCCAGGCTATACAAAGAAATCGGAGGTCAAGAAGAAATGATTGATTTCTGGAATGGAATTAACGCGCCTGACGGTACGGTATGGTTTAACCGGTTTACGAACGAGTATGAGTTTGAGAAAAGACCGGACCGATTCGATACATTTTTACTTGGAAAGAGAGCTTACAATATGATGTCCAAATTTGATATTAACGATATTGTCACGGTTCCCTATGATCACGACAAAAAATACTGGACGGTGACGGCTATCCGTACAAGCCAAATTGAAATGAGGGCTATATACGACTTGGTTTCTGCGAAAACGGGTATCGCTCTACATGATGTTCCAGAAGTCGATATGACCCTCGTTAAACGGCCCACTCAGAAAAAGGAGAAACTTACTATGGACAATCGATACAAAGTCAAGAAAATACTCTATAATGGTCCGGCCACCATCGTTTATTGGGCGGATGGTGAGAAAACCGTCGTCAAATGCATGGAAAGCGATACCTTCGACCCTATGGCGGGCTTTTGCGCAGCTCTGGCAAAACGAGTTTATGGTTCTACCGGTGCCGTAAAGCAAATCATCAAAGCCAGCAATTACGAGGATTCTCAAGCACTACCGTTTCAGGGTGAGAGCGTAAAGAATATCGCTACTCGTGCTATGGGCATGCTGCTTGCCGATGTCATGAAAGGAGATTAACGATGGACCGTGAAGAATTCAAGAAAAAGATGGAGAATCATACGGTCATGACCGACGATATGATGTCTAATATTCAGGCACTCCACCTCAAAAACACAAAGAAAAGTGAAATTTATATTGTCGCTATGGAGGAATTGTCCGAGCTTCAGAAGGAAATTTCCAAGGAGCTGCGTGGACATGGCGACCGTGATGGCATTCTTGAGGAATTGGCCGACGTCATGATCGTATGTGGGAACATTATGAACCTGCAAAAAATCACAGATGCCGAGCTTCGTGCGGCTACGGCAATCAAACTCGACAGGATTCTCAGCAAACTCGTAGAAAAGGAGAACGGCAATGAAAGCGAATGTGAAGTGGGTTCCGATTGTCCTCACCGCGGCGTCGGCTGTGGGAGTTGTGGCAACAGCAGTCGTTACGGCGAAGTGCACCACAAAAGCGGAGAGGATACTGTCACGGACAAGAACTGATTATGGCGGTGTATCGAAAGAAACTGTCCTTGATATTTGCAAATGTTATACCCCTGCCATCGCCTGTATGACGGCCACTGTGGTGTGCATTGTGTCGAACGGTGTTCTTACTTACAAACAGCAGAAAGCTCTCACAGCGGCCTGTATGCTCGCGAGAGAGGGTCTTAGCAGGTATCAGTCAAAAGTAAAAGAACTCTATGGCGTCGAGACCCATCAGCGCATCATCGACGAGCTTGTCAAAGAGGACCTGGATGAAGTACATATGACTACTTCCGGCTTCTTCGGCGAAGATTCGTTGGATTTTGATGGCGTCTCTGACGACGAGCCGATTCATACGTTCTATGATGAGTTCTCTGATAGATATTTTGATTCCACCATCGAACACGTTTTGCAAGCGGAATATCACCTCAATCGCAACTGGGCTCTTGGAGCTGATATCACAGTCAACGACTTCTATCAGTTTCTAGGTCTCTGTCCACTTGAAGATGGCGAGAAACTTGGCTGGAGTTGGGAAATGGGTATTGCCTGGATTGACTTCAATCACCGAGTCGTTCACAAAAATGGCGAAAAGGTTCTGATGATTGAAATGGTGTTCACACCAAGCGAAGTGGAGGAATGATATTTGTACGATGATGAAATGCTCGTAATTCAGGTGGATATTCGTTTAAAACCTGACAAAATGGAAGAATTCCGTAGAGATGTTATAAGACAGAAAAAAGACGGTGTGCTTGTGTTGCCGTCTTACTGTCACGTTTTGAGTGCCCCGAAAGATATAGAAATCGGATTTGACTTTAATTAAATTTAACAATATAAGGAGAAATTATTATGACTACATTTGAAGCTGCTGCAAAAGCCGAACTGCGTCTGTGTGAAGTGAACGGTGAAAAAGGATATTTCCATTGCTGGGGACAGTACCGCTTTGGTTATGAGGAGCCAAGTGCCGTTGCTGTCATTGAATTCAAAGATGGGGTTCGCTATGTGCGGCCTACCGAAATCAAGTTCTTGGATGACATCCATGCCGCTCTGGAAGCAGAGGTAAACGAATGAGCAACATATCAAACACAGTGTATGAATTGAAACCCGAGCGTCGGTTATGTGAAATTGACGGCGAACTTGGATATTTTCACTGCTGGGCGCACTTTGCAGGCCGTGGATATTCCGGCACAAACGCTCTTGTTGAGTTCAAGGACGGCAGTGTCCGATATTGCGACCCTCGAAACATCAAATTCGTGGATGATGAAAACCACGAGCTTGCTCTTATTGAAAAAGTTCACAAGAAAATGAAGGGGGCTAATAATGACCAATGTAATTAACCCTATTTGGTTTTATCTGTGTGACGTGTTTGATATTATTAAAAACTTTGCTGCTATTGACGCTTGGCTGATCGGAATCGCGTGGCTTTTGGCATATGTATTAGGATGGTGGCTAACAAGTGCGGATGCAAGTTTGGGAGAAGACGATCGCGATTATAAAGAAGGCCTGGCACTAAAAGCAACGGCAAAGAAACTGATGATTCCTTTTGTCATTGCATTTAGCATCGATATTTTTGTTCCGAGCGAAAAGACGGTCTATAAGATGATGGTGGCGAATCTGGCGACTTACGAAAACATTGATATTGCCGCTGATACTATTGAAGATGCATTCGACCATGTGATTGACAAGCTTGTCGAGCTTGGTGATAAGGAGAAATAAGAATGGCAACATTTAACGGAAGACCGATTAGGGGGAAACTGCTCACAAGGAGATTTAGAATTTATATCGATCTGACTGCTGAAACTATTGAAAATGCATTCGACCACGTAATCGATAAACTCATAGAACTTAGAGGTGATAATAATGCTGAAAATTGAAAATGCCGAGGTCTTTGGTTGGGA